CAGCAGCGGCGTGGGTGCTTTCGTGCAGCAAAGTCTCAACTGACAAGCCGCCATTGCGGCTGATAACAATCTGCGTGCTGATGGCATAGCCAAGCACTTCCCTGCCTTCACCATCATAAACTTTGTCTTCAATCCGAATGTTGGTGTTGTCCAAGAACGGGCGAAGCGCCTTTGCCACGGTGCGGGTAAACGCGTCATATCGGTCGTCGTATGCCACGGCCAACAACACAGACTGAACTTTATTGTTGTTGATGAGACTGACCTGCTCTTTGCTCAGGTCAACGCTTTCTGTCTCAACCCCGCGCAAGAACCGATCTTCTTCCCGCCCTTGACGTTCAGACTCAATGCCTTCTTGCATCTCCCGGAACACCCCCCGGCGCTGTTCAAACGCCTCTTGTTCTCTGGCCGACGTCGCCTTGCTTTCTGGAGAAGACGTAACAATGCGTTTGGGAGCACCGCTTGATTTGCGCGTGACTTGCGTGCTTCGCTTGGTAGGCACAGTCTGTTTAAACCCGGCTTCACTGGCCGACTCAAGCGCCGACTTCATAAATTCAATCTGCTCTTTCAGCGTGGCTTTGTACTCAGGCGTCTTCTTGCCAAGCTCAAGGGCTTTTTCTTCAAGTTGCCGCATCATGTCGATGCGGAAACTTGTCACAGCAGGATCGTTTTTACCGTACCGTTCTTCCAAAGCACGGACTTTTTTCATTAAGCCTTCGCCAAACTTGTCGTACTCTTTTTCTTCCGTGCCAAGCTGTTTGGCCAAGTCCCGCATTTTTTGTGAAGCTTCGGCTTCTTTGCGCACGTTGCCAGACTCAATACGCGCTTTTGTCTTGGCGGCACGAGACACGGCAGGGCGCTGGCCCAACTCACTCAACTCTGCACGTTTTTCAGCACGGACTTTTTCTACAGGCGCTTCTGCGGTTGTCTCGTATAGGCTGTCATAAAGCTTCAGCACTTTATCCCGCACAGGGGTCACTTGCCCTTCAACTGCACGGTACTTGTTCTCAATGGCGGCAAGCCTGCGTTTGAGCTGGTATAGCTCACTTGCATCCATCTGGCGTTCTGCCGGGGCTTCCCCTTTGCCAAGCTTTGCTTGGACGCCAGCAACTTTCTCCCTCATGGTGGGCACAGCTATGCCAGACGCAAGCTGCGCTTTCAACGCCTCGTGTTCAGCTGCCAAATCGTACAGCTCTTGCACCAAAGATTTTTTGGCGCGGCCTTGTTTGGTGGTGACTTTCTTAGAGATGTCCGCAATCTGGGACATGATGACTTCGTACTCGACGGCTTGAGGGCCACCTTTGTCGTACACGTCTTGGAGCTTTACGGTCTCCATCACCGGCAAACCGTTTTTGCCAATCTCAGGCTTGCCGTCAGGATCCTCAACCTTCTCCGTCAAAATGCTGCCGTCTTTATTGCGAACGGGCTTTCCGTTTTTGTCGAGCACTTCTTGCTCGATCATTCTGATTTTGGGCCGCTCAACCGTCTCAAGACTGGTTCCGTTTTTGAACTCGGCTTGTTGCTTGGGGTTGTACAGCTTACTGAACAAGTCAGCCCGCACCCGTTTCGTGCCCGGAACGCCAAGTTTGGCATCCAGCACCTTGGCCAATTTTTCACGTTCGGATGCTTTCTCGTCCAACACGGCATCGAGCGTTTGTTTGTCAACAGTCTTGGCAATCCGATCCACAAGCGCGGTGTCGCCGTTCTGAATGGCCGTTCTGATCTGGTTGCCCAAATCAAAAATGTCGAGCACAACAGGCTTCAAACCTTTCTCTGTAGGCGCACCCTCAGCGCGAGACACTGCGTTCTCGGCCTCGTTGCGCTGCTTGATGGCGTCGTAGATTGCCGTGGTGTCCAGTTGGCCTTGCTCATTGCGCCGAGCGTTCTTGACTGCATTGGCCAAGTTGGCTGTAGTGCGTTGAACTTCTTTGGTCAGCCCTGCCGCCACAACGGGGGTCTCCGGAGCGGCAGCTTTTTCTGCGGCCTTCTTGGCGGCTTGCAGCCCTGTCAGTGGCTTGCCTTCGGCCCCAACAAACTTCAAAGGCTTTTGACGAACCTTCTCACCCTCAGTGCTCTCTGAGAATAGCGGGATGGTTTCACCTTCGGGTGTGGCAGCAGCAACGCCTTTGCGCTCACGGTGGTAGGCAAGCTCTTGCAACGCAGGAGTCTGTGCTTGCAGGGCTTTGAGTTTCTGTGCTTGTTTGGTGGCGGCTCCCCAATCGCCTTTTTGAAGTGCGTCAAGCCGCGCTTTTTCGGTAGCGGCCATAGCCTTCTCGTGCTGTTCTTGGGTCAGCGTTGTGCCGCCTTGGGCTTCGATGGTTTGCCCCATCTCTGCTTGCCGCGCTTGCAAGTCACTGAGCTGTTGGGTAAGGGCAAGCTGCGTGTCTACGTCAGGTCCACTCTCAAGCTGAGTCTGGATGTCGCTGATCTGGTCACCAAGGAGCTGGTGCTGATCCATCAACTGAGCCATCGGGCTCAACTGGTAGGGCATGGCTTCTGGCATGTCGCTTGGAAGAGCCCTTTGTGCAGTAGGCTGCTCCACCCCAGTTTCTGCCTGAAATTGGGCTTGCGCCATTGCGGCATCTACCGCATCTTTGCGTTTGGCGTACTCTTGCGCCAGAGGTTTGTACTGCTCAAGCAGCGCGTCGCGTTGCTCTTTCAACGCCGCATACTGGGCTTTTTCTTCCTCAGAAGCTTTCTTCCCGGGCTTAGTGCGCAAAGCGTTGTTCAGGTTGGTGAGCTGTGTGCGTGCCTGTTGGAAGTCTGTGCCAAGTTTCACCAAGGCTTCAGGGGTGCTGCGGGCGGCTTCTTCGCGGTCTTGGGCTTGTTTTTCCAAAAATGCTTTGGCTTTGCCTTGCTCTTCACCGCGTTCAACAAAGCGGCCAGCCGGGGCCAGCACGCCGCCAAGCACAGCGCCGCCAATGAAGTTCTCAAGGTACTCGTCACGGGCTTTCTCATCCGTCAACGACAGCCCTGCTTGGAGGCGCTCAAACGCTTGCTGGCCAGCTTCGGTCAAACCTTCAGCGCCCATCGTCTTGCCAGTAGCGAGTGTGTAATCCGCAATGACGGACTTGAGGCTCTTGTCAGCAATCTTCTTGGCGGCTTCTTCAGTCAGCTCTTTACCCGCTGCGCCAAACAAACGGCGGATGCCGGGGATCATCTTGAAGCCAACAATGTCCAGCGCGGCTTGAGGCACGGAGGCAGCGGCAGCAGCGCCAAGGTCAGTCTCTCCCAGAGACTTGCCTTCTTCCATCTGACGGGACAAGTTGGAGCCAGTGAACTGGGCGGCGGAAGTCAGCCCTGCCAAACCGGTACTAACCAAGGCCGCAGTGGGCGCGGCAACAGGCGCAACAAACGGAATAGCGCCAGCAGCCACAGGAGCGGCCATGTAGGGAAGTGACCCGCCAAGCAGTTCGGCAACTTTAGTGAAAGGCGCTTCGGTCCAACCCTGCTGGGTGGGGGCAAAGATTTTCTTGGCTTCGGCTTCTTGCTGCTTCTTGTACTCTTCAGCAGCGGCCAAGTCCATCAGGCCAGAGCGCCCAGCCAGTGCGGCAATGTCGCCTTTGAGCCCTTTGAAGCCCGCCTGTAGGGCGGGAACAAAACCCGATTCTGGTTTGGCTTCTGGCGCTGGTGTGGACAGGCCAAAAGCGTCGGGGTGTTTTTCAATTGCTCTAAGCCATGCTTCTTGAGGGCTTTCACCCTCTTTCATCAATAGAGACGACCCATCAGGGAGCGGCAAGTATTGCGGCATGGCAGTTTTCCAATCGAATTGTAGAAGCCCCATCAAGGGGATGGGGCTATTGTATGTTTACTGACGGACTTGTCCAGTAGGCGCTCCAGTTGGAGCAGGGGGTTTATTCAGCCCACCCAACCCGCTGAACATCATTTTCTGTTTTAGAAACTTGTTCATGCCGTTATCGGGCTCCATGCCAGCCATCGGGTTGGCTTTAAGCCATTCGGTGTACTCAGTCATCAAGTCCTTCTTTGTCTCTTGCATGATGGTTTTGGCTTTCTCAAAACCTTTGAGAATGTCGCCACCGCCCAAGGCCGTGTAGAGCTTTTGCTCTGCCCCCGGCATTGCAGCAATTTCTTTATGCGCTTCAATCTGAGCCAGAGTGGAAAGGGCTTGGCTTTGTCTGTTTTGTGCCGCAATTCTTTCTTGCGACTCTGCCGTAAACTGTGTGCGGCGATCTTGGGTGTACGCATTGACAAGTTCTGTGGCTTTGGCCTCTTCAATACCCAACTGAGTCCGCAAAGCAGCCACGCCTTTGTCTTTAACATCGGCTTCAGCCAACTTGACTTCTTTATTTGCCGCACGCAGTTCTCTGGCGTTTGCAACTTTTTCGCCTCGGCGAATCTCATCAAGCCTTGAATACGCCTCATCGAGCCGTTCGCGGGCAGCGTCAATTTTCTCTTTACCTTTGGTGTACTCATCCACACCAATACCAGCACCAGCGCCAATGTTGACAAATGCGTGAGGACTTGTACCGCTCATCATGGCAAAACCAGCTTTGAGCAACGCCAGACCCGTTGTTTCGCCTTCTTGCTTGCCAAGTTTTTCTTCTCGCGCTTTAAGCCGTGCCTCTCGTTCTTTGCCAAACTCGCCAAGCGCTTCAATGTCCTGCTTAAGCTGGTCTCGTGAAGCTTCCGAAGCCGCGATACGAGCGCGGCCAGCTTCCGCAGCTTGAACTGCAAAAGGGTCAGAAATGGTGGCAGGATTAGGACGGAGTTTGTTGTACATGGCCTGATACTGTTCAGGACTTTGGACCAAACTGCCAACGCCACTGCGCGGGGCTCCGCCACCACCTTGCTGTGTGGCTGCGGCTTGAAGCGCGGCAAACGCAGGACTGGGAGCTGCCGCTGCAACACCTGCGGGCGTTTCAGGTGCACGAGGCTCATTCCCACGAGGGTACATACCGGCGTCGGTTTCTTGTGACGCAGCAATCAGATTGTTTGTAAGGGCGTTTACCCCGCTTGCAGAACCTTGCCCTCTAAGCACATCAGCCATTGGTGCCTGACTGCCTGAAGAAGGTTTACTGCCGGGGCCGGTTGGCGGAGAAGCAAACCTGCTCCCCAATGCTTGTTGGGACTGTGTAGGCTGCATAGCCAACAACCCATTAGCATTGATCAATTTTTTGACAGGCTCGTTTTGAAACTCTCGCAACCATGCTGCCTTAAGAGGGCTGTCATCAGGCAACCGTCTAACCCAGTTGGGAATGCGAGGATTGTCTTCATCCGCTGTTGAGACTGTTGGTTGCGGACCAATGTTGGGAAACAAAAATCTCGCGTCTGGCTCTTCTAATCCAGTGAAGCCACGGTTCTGGTAGTGCTCAACCTCACCGCCTTCTTCAAACGCAACGATGCCGCCACCTGCCATCTTGGCAAGAGACTGCTCGGGCAGGGAGCCGATGCCAACCTGTTCGGGGGCCATCTGAGCAATGTCTTGCTCCACCACAGTGGGCATCTGTTGGGCTTGGCCAGCCTGTGCACCGATGCGAAGCTGCTTGCGGCGGTTGGACTCAGCCAACGCCAACGCCACGATGTAGGGGTCGTTGCGGTGCATCTGGGCGTACTGTTGCAATGACCTGTCGGGCATGCGGGCCAGATCAGCGGTGATTTGGGGGACGTTAATCATGCAGCACTCTCCATCTTGGCAAGCGCCAAGTCCATCAATCCAGCACTACCCACTTTGGGTGTGGGCACCTTACCACCCTTCTTAGCCCCAAACAGTTTGTAAGCACCAGCCGCCGCAGTCCCGAGACCGGCAATCTGGCTCATCGTGCTGGGCGCAGCTTGGTACATCTGGGTGGTGGCAGACTGCATCGGCAAGCCGCGCAACAGGCCGCTCAGGTTGGCCAACTGCATCATCGGGTATTGCTGCTGCGTAGCGTAGTCCTGAATCTGCTGGTTGATCTTGGCCTGTTCAGCCGCTTGCTGCTGCCCGCCCAACTGGTTGAGCAAATTGATGTTGCCCGTCTGCTGGCCGTAGGCCGTCTGCCCCAGCTGCCCCAGAGTCTGTGCCCCCTGCATGGCGGCTTGCAGACCTTGCAAACGCCGCGCTTGATCGGCGTTGTACTGTTGGGCGGCTTGCTGGTAGGCCGTTTGATACCCCTGCCCCACCAAGTTTTGCTGTGCAAGCTGGTTGGCAAGGTTCTGCTGGGCTTGCGCCAGCCCGTAGCGGGAGCCGCCAAACGCCCCGGCCAGTGTGGCCTGACCCGCCATTTGTTGGGCTTGAGCACCTTGTTGACGCCGCATCAGCTCCATCTGGGGGGCCAAAGCCGCCTCAACGTATGGGTTCATGTACGACATGGCTTCCTGAGTGCCAAACGCCCCCGTGTTGAGTGCGCCAAGACCTGCCGCACCGGCAAGCTGCGACCCTTGCGTGACCTGCGGAGCCGCGCCTTGCTGGGCCAAATTGGCCGCACCTTGGAACGACGCCTGTTGCATAGGGGAAAACCCTGCAAAGTAGGCCGAAGGGTCGGTGCTGAACGGCGTGTAGGGTCTAAAGCCCTGCGCCACCATGTTGCCAGACGCGTCTGGTTTGTAGTCAAACACCTGTTGTTGCCCAGCGCCCAGCATCGTCTCCACGTACGGACGAGCGTACTCAGGCAGGTTGGTGTTCGTTACGGTTGTTTGTGTAGGTTGTGAAGGTTGTCCGCCGCCGCCAGCCATAGTGCGCTCCTTAAACTTTGGTCTCTACGATCTGGTATCGGTCGTAGAAGCCGCATTGCTTTGCCAACCGGGCGACAGACTCGCGCACGGCCCCTTGAATTTTGGTGGCCCCTGCTTCTTTGACAAGGGCTTTTAATTGCTCCAAGACGTCCGCATTCAGGAGCGCATGCCCGCCAAGGCAGGTGATGAACGCCACGCGGTCGTTGGGGTAGTTGATGAAAGACAGTGTTGCCGCGCCGTGGATCGTGCGGTCTTCTTCCATTGCCACCACCAAAATCCACTGCCCCAAGGTGAGGTAGACCTTGATCTGCTCGATGCTGTACTCGTTGCCGCCAAAAGACTCGGCGCGTTTGAGATGTGGCTCCACCGTGTCCCAGAACTGGAGGATGTGATTGGTTGGAATGTGGATCAGCTTCATGCGGGCATGTACTTGGTCGGGTTGATCTCGCGCCCTTGCTGTTTGGTTCCGGTGCGGGCTTTGCGCACCCTGTCCATCATGGCGTAAAGCTGTTTGGCTCCTGCATCAGAGGAGCCGTTGCCAAGGTGGGAGACCACGTCTGCCGGAACCACGAACTCTTCGTTGGCCAAACGAGCTGGGCGCTTGTTGGCGATTGTGGCAGGAATGCTGTCCGACATGCCGTCTCCCGGCCCTTTGAGCATGCGGCCGCCGTCTGAGTAGCTGCCAAGGTCAGCGATGCCCCCACCAGCAAACGCCATCTGCCCGGTAATAGGGTTAACCCCAGTATCGGCAACCCCAGCGACAACATTTTGAGAAACCGGTGTTTGCCAAGGCGTGGAGTACGCATGACCGAGGATGTCAGCCTGTGGGTAGCCCGTGTTGGCCCCAACAGAATTGGCTTGAGACATCTGCTCAACAGACCCACCAGCGGCTGCGTAAATGGTTGGCAAGCCATAGCTGTTGTAGACGGGGCGGTAAACAGGATTGGGCGGCTGAGGGGTGTAAGGCTGGAAGGTGTTGGGGTCGTACTTGAACTTGCTCAAGGGGCCTTCGTACTTTTCAACTGGCGTAGCGTCTGTTTTTTTCGGGTCCAGCATGGCCAGCGGAACGATGCCGGAGAGCGCGTACGGAACAGGGTTGTCTCCAATCTTGCCCAAAACAGAAGAGCCAATATCCTTGAGCGCCTGTGTGGTCGTGCCTTTTTGGTTGTCCCCGATAGACGTTCCAAGCGATTTGATCGCATCGAAGACAGGAGTCTGGGATTGGACGGTGGGGGCGACTTGAGAAATTCGGTGAGAGAAGGAAGGGTCACCTGCGATTGATTGCTCAATTGCAGCCTGTGTGGTCGGAGAAACCGGAGCAGCGTAAACACCGGGGTCAACCAGCAGCTGAGTAACGGGTTTATTGAGCGCCATCTCTTGCGCAATTGACTGATCAAGGACCGACTGCGGGACTGCCGTGCTTTGCAACGCTGCCAGTCCTGTGGGGGACGCTGCGGAAGCAGCGGAATTGATTCCTGCGGCGATTCCTGTATCAGCACCAACAGCAAGTTCAGGAGCCAAAGCCGGAGTTACACCGCCCAGCAAATTGCTGATGCCAGCACCAGCGCCGCCGGTAAGACCCCCAAGGAGTGCGCCCTGAAGAGGGTCGCGGCCAGTCAAAGCGGAAGAACCGCCGCCAATCACTGCGCCAATGAGAGCTGCTTCGCCAATTCCACCGCCAGCCATACTTTTCTCCTAGTATTTGAATCGTACCATTTTGGACATCTTTGATCAATCCTTACGCAGGTACAGACGAGACGAAAGAAAGGGTTGCCACCACCGAAGGGATGGATGGCATCACAAAGGGCGAGGTCTGTGCGCCAGTGGCATCAAACGAAACGGCGGTGTTGTCAGTCGCCGCCCACATTTCCACGTAATCACCGGCGTTGAGGCTCACATAAAAGTTTGCAGCAGCAATCACAAATCCATCGATGCCGCCGTGGGAAGAGATCACATCGAACTTGCTCCCAGTGCCATCAACATCAACCCCATTCACCCTGAGCCAGATCCAAGCAGAATGGATCTGCGTATTGGTGTTCCTCAACTGGACACTGAACTGGTAGTTGTAGATGCCAGCGTAGTCAGCATGAATCCCGTCCGTGCCATCGTTCGTACAACCGTTCAGAAAGTCGTTGGTGTCGAATGTGATCTGCGCTGGCGTATTGGCGGTGAAGGCTACATCCGTTGTGCGCTGGACGGCGGCGTAGGGGAAGTTCAGAAACCGCCCGCCGGTTGGCCCAAGCTCTGTGCCAAAAGTGTTGGAGAGCTGGTTGAAGTAGAGGCGCAGTACGTTGGCAAACTGATCCTGATACTGCTGGCCGTATTGCACAGGGGCAATCGGCAACATCGGAGGTTGCGGAGCAAGGAGGACTCGGGCTGGGATCGTCATCAACGTCTTCCGTCAGGGCGAACCTCAAGGCGGGGTGTGCCAAGTTGCCAAGAGACACCCAGACCATCGGAACTGATTTTGAACGCCATCTGACGGCCACGGATGCGGACGTAGGCGTAATTGGTGAACTGCTGGACGTTGTAGGTCTGCTGGTTCTGGTAGTTCTGTGCGCTGATCACATCTGGGTTGTCGGTGTCCCCATAGTTTGCGCCGGGGTTCTGGCGTGGACGCACGGTGAACACAGTCGTCGGGTTGTTGACTGTGGACCCGTCAAAGGTCACGTCGGGAATAATCCGAGTAACCAAGCCGAAATTGTGACCGTCACCAATGTCGAAATCCGAGGACTGGCAATAAGCAACGATAGGAGAAGGAGGGTTTGTGGTTCCATCATCGACTCCATCTTCGTGGTAGATGAGCATGCCGTCGTACCCAGCGGCCATTGGGAAGTCGCGCAGTGGGCTGTCAGTCCAAGCCGTGCGCTCCATCGATCCGTAGTACCAAGTGCGCTCCAAGTGGTTGAAGATCACGTAGCGGTCAACCACGGTCGAATTGGCAGAGCAATAGAACCACCACACCTCGTTGTAGCCCTCGTTCGTGCCAGCGAAGAACTGATACGACTGCTCAAGATTGATGTCGTCAAACACGTACTGTCGCAGGGTGCAGGGGAGCGTTTCCACGCGACCGGAGTACATGTAGAACTTGTCCGTGCCCATCCAGTAGGTCACGTTGTTGGCAACCGCCACAGCGTTTGGCCCCATGATGGAAATGTTGGAGCCCATGATTTGGAAGCCCCAGACGTAAGGAGCGCCCAAGTACTGCATGGAGTAGATTGCGGAGTCCGTCCAGATCAAAATCTCTTGTCGGGTCTGCAAGCCAGTGATGATCTCGGAGCCTTGGCTCAGACGGTAGCTACCCGCTTGGTTGTCCACATCAGGCGACCAAATGGCAACGGACTCCTGATCCGACCAGCGAATGAGCAATGGATCGATGGCCGTGCCGAACAACACGCCAGACGGATCGTTTGTCCCCAAGGCGATCACAAAACGGGAGGCATCCGACACCATCACCATGTTGACCAGAGATGGACAGGTGGAGTCTGGAGTCACCGTGCTGCCACGGATGGAAATGCCGGTACTCGCCTTGATGATCTGGGCGCGGTCGAAGGTGCTGGGGCTGCTGTTCACGGCCCAGTAGTACATGGCCCCGCCACGGGGGTTGATGATCAGATCTTGTCCGAAGTTGGACTGGCTCCACAGGCGAAGCTGAACGCCAATCCCGAGACCCGCAGGAGCCGCAGAACCCCAGCCGGTTGAGGAATACCCAGTGGTTGCCCCGCCCCAGCCGCCAGCGCCCCAGCCCACCGATGTCGTGTAAACATCAGAACCCACTGTAAGCTGGTAGTAAAAGTTGGCCGACACCGCAGGTGTGCCAGAGGATGTGGCCGTGCCCGTCACCGTGATGGAGTACGTGCTGGAGGAGATGTAGGTGATCTGGTGCTCACCGTCGATGTTGGCCGCAAGCACCCCATTGACCGGGCCGGAGGTGTTTGAGATGCAGACAAAATCGCCCGTCTGCGCCCCATGCCCAGCGTCGTTCACGATCAGCGTGGTCTGCCCACCAGAGTTGGTGGCGGTGTCAGTGGTGAAGGCGTTGGTCACCCCAGTGGCTGTGTCTCGGATTGGGGTCACATCGTAGAACGTGCCTCCAACGCCGTTCTGGATGTAGTACTTGAGGTTCGTCCCAAGGCCCAGCAGGTTGTAGCCGGACAAGTTGATCCAGTTGAAAAGGGCGCGGCAGACCCCCCAGAACGATCCAGTGGTGGGCGGCAAAGCCGTCACAAGGCCACTTGCGGCAAGAGTGTCCTTGGGTGTGGTGACATCTTCAGACCCGGTGTCCTTCGTCCAGCCGCCAATCTTCTCTGGGAAGCCGGAGCGGAAGCGCACTTTGTCGGACTCAAACCAGCCGCCTTCGTTCGCAAGGGTCGTGGATTCCCTGTTTACACCGGGCCGGAACTGCAACTTTTGGAGGGGCATGTCAATTCTCTTCTTCGTCTTTGTCGCTCAGGAAGAGCGCACGTTCCGCCTCTCGGCGGCGAACCAAACCTTTGAGAACCTTGCCACCGGCTTTCGTCCAAACCATAAATGCCTCGGCGGCTCCGTCCCAATCCTTTCGCCCGATTTTCTGACGAATCGTGGATCTTTGGAAGTTCCCCAGACCTACGTTGAAGCTGAAAGCCACGCAAGCGTCGAAAGCGCCTTGACGGCCAGACAGATTGGGAGCAAGTCGAAGAACACCACGTTCAAAATTGACGAGGTCATCTTTGAATATACCGACCAATTCTGGGCGGCTCCAGACACGGTTATGCTCCGGGCGAAGCGGGTATTCCGAACGGATGAGTCCTTCATAGCCTTCCTTCCTGACCATCGGCAGTTTGAGTTGATCATGGTAGATGACATGGCCCCACCCAATCGTCCACATGTGAGCAGAGCATTGATAGGGTTTGTCCCTATAGCCCTCAAACAGGTGCATCAGATGGATGCCTTTGTCGGATGTCTTCACTTTTTGTTCCAGTTACGGCTTCCAAACCAAAATCCAATAATTCCCCCGAGCATTGCCATCTCATCACCACTGAAAATAATTTCGGAATAGCGGATCACATCGTCCACCGTCTGAATCAGACTTGGGTGGGCAAACAGGTAGTAGGTCATGTACAGGTTGATGGCAATCAACTCCAGCACGAACATGTAGGTGACAGTCGGGCGCACAGTGCCCACGTAGTTGACCACCCATTTGCTGGACTTCTCCAGAACCTTCTCATCGTGCGCCAGAGCCGCTTGGGTCATCTGGGCATCGGTCTGCATGGCGATCTGGTCAGCGCGGATCTCTTCGACCTTGGCTTGGGCGGCGTAGCCCATGACGGCCAGTTCCTTCTCGCGGATTGTCTGCATCTCGGCCAGCGCCAGCTCGTGCTTCTTGTCTGCCTTGTCTTGGAAGAACTCAAGCAGCTTGGGCAGACCTGAGATCAAAAGACCACCTAGGGTTGAAATGAGACTGAGCATTACTTTTCCTTTGCAAGTTTTTCCACTTCCCGACGCAACTTCTCAAGCTTGACAAGCTGCTCCCTTACCTCTGCCTTGGCCCCGAGGATGTCGATGTAAATGAACGCTGTCAAGACCATGAGAAACAGCACAATTGCCATCGACAGCATGGCAATCAAAATCCCCAGCGATCCATCCGATCCTTCACCAGAATCCACCACACTCCCCCGATATACCCCGCCAGTAGGACGATTCCCACTGCCGCCAAAAGAACGTCCGTTGCCTTTTCCTGCGCCCTTCTTCGTCGCCATCTTGCGTTCCGCTCCGCCTTGACCTTCTGAATCCGAGCCAGCTCCTGCTCCTCGGAAATCACACCAACCATCTTGACCACTCGGGTGTACAAGTCCCCCATCCCGGGGGTCTGATACACCATCACCTGCCTGATCTCGTACTGCAACTTCTCCATCTCATCGAGAGCCAGAACTCGGTGCAGTGCGGCTTCCATCAGGTTTTGGTCGGGGTCGTACACGTTGCGGGACTTCTCCTCCTCCTCGGCGATGTGGTTCTTGAGTGATTCCAAGGCTTTGAAGAACTTGACGAGGTTGTCGGCAATGTCCCGGCGAACCTCAATCTCGTCAAACTCCTGAAACTTCTTGCGCGACTTGGCCTTTGGCTTGGGCTGTTCTGCGGTTGGCTGGGGCTCTGGCTCTCCAAACCACCAATTCTTGAGACTGCCCCAGAATCCGGTGACCTCAGTGACGATGCCACGGGCCTCATCAATCGCCTCTTTGGCCTCGACCAGATGCCCCTTGAACTCGTTGTAAAGCTCACACCCCTGCTTGATGGCAGTGACAGCGCCTTTGGCGATGGCAAGGAGGGTGAAGGGGTCCACACTTTAATAGCCCCACCAGATGAACACTGCGCCAGCAAGGCCAGCGTTTGAAGACAGCGGGGCCGTGTTGTATTGGTCGGACTGCAAAGCACTGCCGCCAGAGCCGCCCGCACCGTACCCAGTGCCCGGGGTGTTTGAGCTGCTGCTCCCCTGCGGATAGGTTGTCCCGTTTGATCCGTAGGAAAGCAAAGATCCAAGCACAGTGCCCACCGTGGTGGTGATGGTGTACCCTTTTGCGCCCACGCCGCCAGAATAGCTCCCGCTCGGTGCGCTGCCGCCAGCGGTGGGCGTTGATAGTTGAGTGCCAACCGTGTAGGAGCCAGCGCCGCCAGCACTACCGCTTGGGGAAACCGTGCCGCCGCTACCTCCGGTTGCCCTTGCAACCAGATTCCCATCAACCGTGGCAGTAGTCACGCTCCCAGTGCCGCCAGAGCTACCGCTTGTGTAAACGCCATCCCTGAAGCTTCCAGCGCTGCCGCCACTGCCGATTGAATAGCTGATGGTCTGGCCGGGCACAACAGGCACACTCAAAACGTATGCGTTTCCACCTGCTCCACCGCCACCGCCACCGGTGTTGAAGCCGTCATAGTTTGCGTTCCTGCCAGAACCACCGCCGCCACCGCCGCCAGCTGCGATGACCAAAATGTTCACTGTCGTACCAGAAGTCAGCGGCAGGGTGTAGGACGTACCAGAGGTCAAAACACCGCTGTTCCCCGGAACCAAAATGTTTCCGTTGAACCCGTACCCTCGGGCAGAGGCTGATGCGGCAGAAGAAATGATGGGCATGATCAGGAGAATTTGGTTTGAGAGGCCAGAACCGTGAACGTGGCAGATGCCGTCTTGATGATTGTGTAAACGTATACGTTAACTGAACTCGCCAGCCCGCCGGTTGGAGCAGACCCGTTTTGCCACTTGGGAGTCACTGAGCTTCCATCAATCGTCAAGGCGCTGGGGTAGTAGGCCGTGGAGCCACAGGTCACCAGCAGGGCAATCGTGATGGCCTGACCAGTGGACATCACCGAGTTCAGGGCGGTCGAACCGTCCCCGCGCACGTTCAGGGTGAAGTTGGTCGAGGCGTTGCTGGTGTAGTACTGGACAGACTGGGTCTGGACATCAAAGTTGGTGGTGCTACTGGGGGCAGATGCCGTGATGGTCGCCTTCTCCAGCAAGCCCTGAATGCTGTTGCCCGTGGTAAAGGTGTTGCTTGAGTTGGTCGTCCCGGCAACCGTGCCGCCCGTGATCGCCACGTTGTTGGCGTTTTGGGTGGACATCGTGCCCAAACCAAGTGCCGTGGTTGCGGCTTGCACAAAAGCCGTGGTGGCAATCTGGGTGGTGTTCGTGCCAGCCGATGCCGTGGGCGCAACAGGGGTTCCGGCCAGCTCAGGGGAGATCAAGTAGGTGACCTGCTGGACGAAGTTCGTGCCGTCAGACCAGACCGCGATGGTCTTGCCAGCGGGGATGGCGACCCCAGACCCAGCCGCCGTGGTGTTCCCAATCACGGTTGAGTTGTAGATCGTGGCCGTGTAGGAGCTGGCGTTCTTGATGATGTACAGCTTGGACACTGGGGGCGCGTAAACGGCAAAGTTCGCACCGGTGGAGGTGTTCAAAGTCAGGATGGCCCGCACGGACGAGTTGGCCGAGGCCGTGCTGGAAGGGCCGTTGAGGTACGTCAGCGCCTCGTTTGCCGCCACCGTGGTGACTGACACACTGCCAGCGATTGCCGCCTCCAGCACCGTGGACAAGTTGTCGTTGGTGGTCGTGCCCCATGTGCCCGCCTGAGTACCCGTGGTGATCAGTTCGATGCGAAGATTGCTGGAGTAGGTGCTCATGCCTTGTCCTTAGTTGATGGTCGGGATGTCAGTCCACCCCGGATTTTGATCCGTGTCATCGTCAGACCAAGTCGTGGTCTGGGCGGTGTTGATGTTCTGCCAACCTGCGGTCTGACTCGTGTTCACCGCCGCCCAAGCCCCCGGCTGTGCGTCATTGATATTTTGCCAGTTTGGAGTCTGGCTGTCATCAATAAGTTCCCAGAGGAGGCGGGCCGTCATGGCATCCAGCGCCATGGCGTACTCCATCACCGCCACACGGAAGTTGGCGCTTGCTGAGTTGGTGTCCGATGCCTGAGCCATTTCTGCCACAGCCGCCAAGAAGGTGGCGATGGAGGTCATGGTGTCGCTGGCCGTGGCCCCTTCCACAATGTTCACCGGGAAGTAAGAGATGCCCACAACCGAGTCCGAGGCAGTAGCCGTTTCGTCCACCGCCCCGAAGAACACCAAGGAGGAGTCAACTGCGTCCAAGGCAGAGGCAGATTCAGCAATGTTGGCGGCAAAGGTGGCATCCAAACTGACGGAATCAGCCGCCGTGGCGGACTCGGAGATCAGCCCCTCCCGGGTCACAGCAAGGGCAAAGGCATCGTTGGCTGTTGCCGCCTCGACCAAGTAGGCCAAGAAGGTCACCAGCGCGGTCGGTGCGTCACTGATCGTGGCGGACTCAGAGACAGAGGCAAAGACATCGAAGTTGGAGTCAACCGAGTCAGCGGCAGTAGCAGACTCGTCAACCGCAGAGCCAAACACCGCCTTTGAGAACACAAAGTCCGAGGCCGTGGACGATTCAGAGATGTCTGCCGCCAACGTCGCCACTGCCGAGACAGAGTCGGATGCAGTTGCAGATTCGCTGATCAGGCCAAGGAATGTTGCCAGCGCCGTGAAGGCATCCGATGCGGTCGCAGACTCAGAGACGCTGGCTGGGAACACCACTGAAGAAGAGATGGAGTCGGCGGCAGTGGCAGATTCAGAAACAGAGGCAAGGAGCGTGGCAACAGCAGAGATTGAGTCGGACGCAGTTGCGCTCTCGGAAATGTCCACAGCATAGACTGCATTTCCAAGTGAAGCATAGGGTGCTTGAGCGTACGGCGTGAATCCAAACATCAGCTTTTACCCTCGGCAAAAACATTCACAAACACAGTCCCGTCTTCCAGCGCCTCGATCTCATGCCACTCACCAGCAACAAGATTGACTGGCTGAGTGTCCTTGGTCATGATCAGCTCACGCCCTTCCTTGCGAACGATGCACTTGCCAGCATGACAAAAGGTTAGGTGTGAATAGGCGTGTTCATGTCGAGGCAAGCCTTCACCTGCGTTTGCATGGTAAACATTCAGACCCGCGCCGTCCTGTACAACATGAAATTTTTGGAACACGGGCTTGATCACAGCGTCTGCGCTCCTTCAACGGTGGGTTGATCAGGTGCAGGTTGAACGGGCTCAGGAGGAGGCAACGGCGCAAGCGTCCCCGTCTCTCCAACCTGCGGCACAACCACAGGGAGCATTTGCTCTTCCCAATACCGAACAGGCTCGTACATGCGAACGATCTGCTCCAGCGTTTCGCCTTCGTATGGCAGTCGAGCGCCGATGTGCATGGTCTGGTGACCTTCTGCTGTGTAAATGATCTCCATGCAACGAGCGGCTTCATTGACCGCAATAATTTCGTATGAGTACGTGATGCTCATGTGATGCTCCCAAATCTTGATCCTGTTGCAATCCAAGTGATGTTTGCGTTTCCAGTGACGGCCCCACCGCCAGCCCCGCCAGCCCCTCCGGGCTGACCTGTACCCGTTCCTCCAGTGGAACCAGTTGCCCCGCGAGACCCGCCGCTTCCTCCAGAACCTGCTGTATAGGTCACTGGAACGCCGCAGAAGCACAAAGTTACAGACTGTCCAGAGCTGCCGCCACCAGCGGCTGTATACGTGCCAGCGCCTCCGCCGCCAGCAAATCCACTGCCACCAGCAGAGTTTGCAGCAAACGAACTGATACCCCCACCGCCACCACCGCCTTGTGTGATACCGCTACCGTTTCCGCCGCCGCCCCCGCCTCCGCCTCCGCCTCCAATCACGCCACTGGTGTTGTTTATAGAGATTGCAGAGGAGACAGATAGGGCCAGCCCGCCAGCAGAGCCAGCGCCACCGGGGCCAGCACTTGCCGCTGGCCTACCAGCTCCACCAGCCCCACCCATCCCGTAGATGAACCCATTGTTGATCAAGGTCACCCCGCCGGGGAATGAGCCACTGACCGTCAGAGCAGGAGTTCCTGTGGAGTTGCTGGAGATGTAAACGCCAGAGTTGATGGTTGCAGTAAGCGCAGATGAGCCATTCCAGCCAGCCGCAGTTGCCAACGTGGCAAGGTTTGCGTTGGTCTGGTTGGTAGAGATGGTGAAGGCAAAAGCACTTGCCTCTCTGCCCAACAGCATCTGCATAATCCCAGACATATCAGGTCACGTTCCCGGTGACAAAGCACACAGTGCTTGAGATGAACAGAACCGTTGCGACTCCTCGAGTCGCCAACGTCATGGATGTCTTCACCGTGTTCGTGCCAGCGATGTAGGCCGTTGGTGCGGAGCAAGTGATCGTGATGTTGCCCGTGGTGTTGTTGGCAATCGAGATTGCGTCACCTTCAGCAAAGGTGCTGGTTGGGATTGTGATTGAACCGCCATTGCTGACCTGAACATACTTTCCAACATCCGCCGTCGTCAAGACATAAGAGGTTGTTTTTGTACCGGCGGCAAATGTCCCCAGCATTCCTTGATCAACTTTTGTGAGAGCCATTACTGTTTCTCCTTAGCGGAAGATTTCTACACATTGCGTTGAAGCATCTTGCGCCGCAGTGGTACTTGCCAACGTATACCGCAAGGAACTCGTTGCTTGGGCAGTAGCTTGGTAAACCATAGTGCCGCTAGAAACCGCCCCGCCTCCAGAAAAAGCATACGCATAGTTTGCATCCGTCATGGCAGTCGTGAAGTTCACCGTGTAATCACCAGTCCCGTTGTCAGTGATCGATGTCACATTCCCTGACGCACGAATCGCCACTGTGCCTGTGCCATTGAAGTTCACCCATGCGCGGCAAATGTAAGACGGGGCTGTGCCAGACGGCGTTGTCATGAGGCTGGCGTTTGACGCTAAAACTGCGGCTTGTGTCATGGCTTACTCATAGAGAATGTTGATTGTTCCGGCGTCGAATGTGTCTGTGCCGTTGACGGTTGTTGCGCGAACTCGATCAAGAGTGCCTGAAAGAGAAACAGACCCGCCGCCAATCAATTGGTAGCCATCTGCTCTTGCAAGAGTGTTTGAGCAAACCCAGTTATTGCCGGACACATTGGTGATGACAATGTTGCCCCTATAAAAATCCCCAGCGCCCCCGGCCCACCAAAGAAGAAATCCAGACGTTTGAGTGGTCATGCCAGCAGAAGCCCCGGTGTAGGCCGCACTGCTTGTATAGCCGGAAGTTGTAAAACTGCCAGACCCAATTTGAATTTGCCCGTTACTTGCGCCGTTCGTGCTGACTCCATAGTAAATCACAGTGATGCGCTTGACCCATGACGGTATGCCTGTGAAGTCAATCGATGTCCCAGAGGTGGAAGCTTGTGCAGTGCCGGATGTCAGAGGCTGGGCCAAGTAAGTTGGCGTGATTGAACTAGCCACCAAGTACGAAGCCGCCACACTGCCAGAGGTTGCAGGGATGGCGTTGAGCACCGACGAGACGTAGAACGACTCGGTGGTGATGGTGTCCCCTGCCGTCGCGGCAGAAGCAAGAACCACTGTCGTGCCCGAGGTGGCGGTGAAGTCTGCGGCGGCAAGTCGCACCCCGTTGCGGTAAACGTTCAAATACCCAACGGTGTAGCTCGGGATGGTGAAGGTCGTCTGACCCGCTGTGGCAGTGCTGTCCGTGACTGTGCGGTAGGCCGTGGTCGTAACCCCAGAAGCCGGGATGCCCAGATACCGAACAGAGATGTTCCCCGTGCCAGACGGAGGCGCGGCAGAGAATGTGAGGGTTGTGCCAGAGACGCTGTAGGTCGATGGGTCTTGAACCACGCCCGTGACAGCCACAAGGATGGACGCAGTGTTTGCCGGAGCCACGGACAACGTGAAGGCAACAGTTGACCCGTTCCCGCTGAACTGATCAGTCAGGAAGGCTACGCTGAGTGGGTTGTTGCCAATGTATGCCATGCCTTACCCCGCAATCTCAAATGCTTGAATCGTTCCAGTCTGGGACGCATTGAGTGTCGCCATGACCGTTGTATTCCCGTAGCGGTTGGAAATCGCCAGTTCTCTAAACTGAACTTTATATGTGATGGAGGAGGTTGATGAAGGTGAATCCAGCCAAGAGATAACTTGTGTTCCACCAAGCTGAATAATTGCAACGCTCACATTGTTGAAAACGATGTTGCTGGTCAACTCCGTCGCATCTCGAAGAATTCGGAATTGCATTTGCCCGCCACCTGCGTTTGTTCCAAACACCCAAGGGACTGATGCCTGAACAAGAACTTTGTTTGCTGTGCTTGATGGCGTGATGGCGACGGACAAGCCGGTGTCAGCGTACGTACTGCTGTTGTTGATAACTTGTGTTGACGAAGACCCCTGCAACACCTGCAACACCGCACCGGCGTACATCCCCTGTTGCGACACCTTGCTGATTGGCATTTAGATCCCCAAGGCAGACTTGATCTCGTCCGTCGTGGTTGCGGAGTCAATGTTGGTCTGGATGGTTGCGTACTTGTCGCGGATGGCTTGACGCTCTGCCTCAACCGCCTGAACGTCTGTGCCGGGGATCTGCTTCATGATGGCGGCATCCAGCGGCGCAAACTCTTCTGCACGAGCGGCGCGGCGCATGTCATGAGCAATGGTCTTGGCTTTGTTGATGTTGATGACAATCATTCTTGGTACTCCCATGCGTTGCGGAAGGTGCGGTCAGACGGAATGTCTTGCACATCCACGATCTTGTAAGGCTTCCCAGCGGGGACATCCTTGAGCGCAATGTCTCTGATCGACATGGACTGCAATGCCTCCGGCGTGGGGATGATGACGGCTACACCGCCTTCGTCTGTTGGGTAAATGATTCGTTGAGTCATGGTTGCTCCTTGAATGGGTTAACGGAAGACGGCGACATTAGCGTAAGTTGAATCAACCAATCCAACGCTAACTCTAAATGTCACTAAACGAACTGCTGCTGCTGTTGGCGCTGTAGATGAATCGACATTTATGGTTGTTCCGTTTTCAGTGGATCTATTTCTATCCACCATCCCAACCACAGAATAATTCGCATCCGCCAACGCCGTGGTGAAGTTCACGGTGTAATCACCTGTGCCGTTATCGGTGATAGAACTCACGTTGTACGACGCCCTGATTGCCACAGTCCCTGTCCCGTTGAAATTCACCCAAGCCTTGCAAGCCTGAGAACCAGAAGCCTGAGATGTGCCGTCTGGGTAGGTGACTCCGTTTGATCCGCTGATTGTCATTGCCATGTTGTTGTCCTTTCAGCGGAAGACGGAAACACACATTACAGGCTCATCTTCCGCCGTTGAAGATCCGCCAGTAGATGAAATGTACGCAGAAAAAACAGTAACAGAGCTTGAAGACAATGTGGAACTTAAACCGTACGCACGCAATCCAGTGGGAGATGTCCCAGCCGCTCCGGATACATTTGCCGCGCCATTTGTATCTGATAAAGCTGTTGTGAAGTTCACCGTGTAATTTCCAGTCCCGTTGTCGGTGATTGAGGAAACATTAAAAGAAGCTCGGATGGCAACAGTGCCAGTCCCGTTGAAATTCACCCACGCCTTGGCACTGCCATTGATGACGGTATCCACAGGAACCGATGAAGTTCCTGCTACGTTGCTGAGTGTCGTGGTCTTGATGGTTGACATGATTTGGTCTCAGCGGAAGATGGAAACGTTGCAATACGCCACATCTAAAGCCGCACCTGTTGATCTTAAGTAGGATAAAACTCTAAACGTGCTTGTTGTTGGTGCTGCACCAATATCCGCAACCGGAGCAACAGAAACAGTATTCCCATTTCCAAATAAAGCAACCCCACTATAATTCGCATCCGTCATTGCCACAGTGAAGTTCACGGTGTAGTCGCCCGTGCCATTGTCTGTGATCGATGAGACGTTCCCGCTTGCGCGGATGGCGACTGTGCCTGTGCCATTGAAGTTCACCCACGCTTTGGCGGTGTACACCTCTGTGCCGGACAGGTTCTGAATAGTTGTTACCTTGAGCGTACTCATTACACCACCGTCCAAGTTGAGCCCGTGGGCACAGTCACCGTCACACCGGTTGCCACCGTCACCGGACCGGCAGACATGGCGTTGTAGCCATCAGGCAGGGTGTAGTTCGCCACGATGTTCTGCGGGTTGGTGTAGAAGTTGACGATGCCAAGCGAAGCCTGATTCACCGTACCTTGCCCCGGCGCAATGATCTGCGTGATGGGGCTGGTGTAGTACACGTAGATGTTGTTCGTCCCGCTGGGCGGGGCAGAAGTGAACGTGATGGTGTTCCCGCTGATGGTGTAGGAGCTGCTCGGGTTCTGAGGCACGTTCTCGATGACAACCTGCACCTGAGCCACCGATGCCACCGGGCGCGACAAAGTGAACGCCGTGGTGGAGCCGTTCCCGCTGAAATAGTCGATCGCGGGTGTAAACGCTTGGGTGGTGTAGGTGTTACCAATGAACGCCATGTCAGACCGCCGTCAGGACAGAGACAACCACATCCGCAGAACTTGCGGCGCTTGAGACAACCTTCAGGGCATCCGATGCAATCAGCACCACCCTGTTGCCGCCAATCACTTCCAGTGACCCGCCCACGGGCACAGTGGCCGTCTTGACCAAGTAGTAGTCCACCGCAGACCGGGTGAAGTACACATCACAGGTGATCGGGGATGTGGTCGTGTTTGCCACAACCAAGCTTGTGATGGCGATGGTTGTCGCGCTTGCCACCGTGGTGAGGGTGGATGCGGATGTGCCAACATTCTTGGCGACGTAGGAGGTATTTGCGTATGTTGGCATATCAACCCATCATGGTTGCAAGGAAGTAGGCTGGCTCAACAGCGGAAGTCTGCCAGCTCGGGACAACCCCAGTTCCGTTGGATGTGAGAACCTGCCCAGATGTCCCCGGGTTGTTGCTGACGACAACAGTCGTTTCCGCTGGCTGGGTGACAAAGACATCCTTCGTGCCAGCAGAGAAGTTGACCTTGCTCCCAGCGTTGCTGGAGGCCAAGACTGTGTCACGGGAGAGGGTTGTGCCGCTGGAGGTGTACGTCCCAATCCCCACCTCCCATTCAGCCGTGCCTTGCCCAGCGATGGTGTAGTAGGTGGAGTTGGCGTTGCCAATGGCAGAAAACGATTGGAAGCCAGTGGCGGCTCCCCCGAGTGTGACGGTTCCCGTCCCTGTCGTTGTCGTAGTCTCCTTGACCCGGTCGGCAAGAACGAAAGCCATTTATCACACTCCAGTCAAGTCATCTTCTTTGAACCAGCGTTGTTGGGTTTCACCGTTGAGATCAGTCCACTCAATCAAGCAGTAGACATCGCCAGTCTCTTCGTCCATGCGAAAGCCCTGAACAGGGCCTTGCGGGACTACGGCGTTCACACGAACAACATCACCTTTTTGGAACTTAGCCATCATGCCTCCTTAAGCAGCATCAAGGCTGAAGGTGTAGGTCACCGTCAGCGTGTCACCAGACACCACCGAGCGGTCGCCGCCAGTGAAGTCAGAAGCGGAGAACAGAATGCCGGTCGTGCCACCCTTGGTGTTGTTGCTCGTCAAGAACGCGCCGCCAACTGTGGTCGTACCGTTGATGCTGAACGATGCGGGTGACGCAGTGTTGGTTGCCACCGAGGGGTCTGAAGTTGTGGGAGTGCCAAACGTGCAAGCAGGGCGAGTGGATTGGCTGTAATCCGTCACCTCAGTCCAGCCAGCGTGGGAGGACATGGTGTCAGAAGCCGCAGGGGTGTTGGACGCGCCAGCACCGTAGAGGCCGATGTACCAAGCCGCCGTGTAGCTGGAGCCGGTGAAGTACTTGGCGTTCATGTCTTGGAGGCCCACGTTCACCACGAGGTTGTGGTTCTCCTCTTTCCACTTCAGGTTGCCGTCCTTGTCGAAGCATTCAACAACGAAGAAACCGCCCGCCTTCACACGTTCAGATGACCCCTGCTCCACTGCGACTGATGCCTTGAACTGGTCAAAAGCTTTTGCTTTGTTGTCCAACATGGGATTTCTCCTTATGCGATACGCACGATGGCGTTGGAGGCATCGGCGACTGGGAAAGTGATTGTGAAAGTGCTGTTTGAGACCGTTTTGTCAGAGCCAAAATCCAACACTGCCACAGACTTGTTGCCTTGTGTGGCATTGTAGATGAGGGCGGCTCTTGCTGTAAACGACGCAGAAGCCCAAGAGGTGTTCGCGAAGGACACGTATGCCACCGTGCCAGACGATGTCGGAGTGGTGGCTGTGAGTGTGTTGCCGCCCGCCGTGTACCCGGTTCCAGTCACCTCGTTCGTGGTGCTGTAGACCGTGGTGGACGCATCCAAAGAAGCATTGCCTGTGTAGAGGGCGATCTTGAACGTGTCGGTCAGAAAATTGTGAACGCCGTCGAGCAACTCAACCTTGAAGCTCGTGGTAGCCCCTTGCATGATGCTCATGTGACCGCCTGTCTGTATTGACCAGAACGATAGGCATCCTGACGCTCCATCCCGTCGCCCAGACGTTTGGCCAGCGCAAGGGCTTCCTTGTACTTGCCGTCGTAGAGGGCCATGAGGTCGGCCTCGCCCTTCATGAAGGTGTACGCCTCGACCAAAGAGCCGTACAGAAGCACGGAATCGAAGTTGTCACCCAGCCATGTGTGGCCGTCGCCGGAGTCCACAATCGAGGTCGGGTAGTAGAAGTAGTGCAGCTCAACCGTGTAGGCCGCATCAGGGGTGGGGCCAAGGATGAACGACAGCTCGTTGGTGATGGTGGGACTGCCGCCGCTCGTGGTCGTGGGGCCAAAGAGGGCGTAATACTTCGGCGTGGCTGTGTCCGTGGGAGTCGGGTACGCCTGACGGATGAAGTTCACATCCTTGTTCAGCAGGTACTCGTACGCGCCCAGCGCGTCCACAACCGCCATCGAGTAGACGGCAAGGAAATCAGACGGGCACGACAGGTACTTGTTGCCAGTGGTCGTCAACCCAGTGACGTTCCTGCGAAGCGAGGGGAACTGGATCGTGTTGAAGATCCGCTGTTCCGCTTGCTTGATGAACGTGTCGATTTGAGTGGTCGGAGAAACGCCAGTCCCATCGGCCAAGTAGGTCGTTGGGAACTGGTTCTCGGTGTACGACTGAATCGCCGCAACAAGTTCATCGTAGGTCATTCAAACCTCACGCCATCGGGCCGCGTGCCATCACACCTTTGGTTGCAGCACCAGTGCCGCGAATCTTGATGCCAGAAGTCTTGGTGGGCTTGTAGTCGTTGCTGTGCGAATTGGCCACAGACACATTGGCCTCGCGCATGTACTGCTTGTTGTCGGACACGCCAGCGGGAGAGCTGGCAGTCTTCACAGGTTGTTTGTACTCAGCCATGATTAACGCCCCCGTCCAGAAGAACGCTGGTTCATGATTTTGGCCATGTTGCGTCCATACTTGAGCATCTGCTCGTTGGTTTTGCCGCCAGCGGCCATCTTTTTGACCCCGTGCATGCGCTTTTCGTGCGCCTTCACTTCGGCTTTGGCAATTTTCTTCATGTTATCCATAGTGACTCCTTACACGGATACCGTGACTGTACCAATTTCCACTGCCAAAACCAAGTAATTTGGTGTCAGAGCGTCGTCAAACGCACGTCCACCGCCAACCGGGTTCCAGCCCCACTGAATGTCCCTGCTTCCGCCAGACGGATACCCATTGGCATCCAAACCAGAGGTCACGTAACTGCGGTCGGGGCGAGGGTTGCGCAGACCTTGCGGGTCATACACAGGTTGTTCACCCAGATGCAACTGCGGTTGGTCAGGATCCCAGCAGGTTGGGCACACCAACAGGTCGTAGTTACGCCCCTTGATGACTTCCTTTTTGAGCACCCTGAGCTTGTACCGCTGACCACAGCGGTCACACTCAGAAATTGCCCATTTACCGGAGGCAAACCGATTGCCCATCAGTACCTCCCAATGTAGGTCTGTCGGGGAACCAAACGCACCGCAGCTTTTTCGTGATCTTCGTACGCGGCCAGCTCCCAAGCCTCGTCGTATTGCTGTTTGAGGATGGGCAAGCGTGCTTCTGCGCCGGGAATCTTGAGGGCCAAGTAATAGGCCAGCCCAGCCGTCATGCAGGGCAAGAACCGGAACGGCACGTCCATCGTGTTCGTCCCGCTGCCAGCATCATCAATGCGGCGCAACCGCCAGTAGACAAACTGATAGGCTTGGGAATCGTCCGGCACTGGCCAAACTGTGATCGTGGGGGTCTGGGGTTTACGATCAATCCACACCTGAATTGGGCGGGCTTGCGTCAGCTTGTTGGGGATCGTGGCATAGGTAGAAACACTGATACGCGTGATGGTGAGGTCGGCCTGTGTGGCCGCATTGCCCGCACCGGTGCGGATCACATGCTCAATCAAGTCCACTGTGTCGCTTGGCAAGTTATACGTGGCCGTGCCCGGAACCAGATTGATGGCCCCAGAGTCAAACGTCCACATGTTGATGCCACGGTTTGCCCAGTCGGCAAACAGAATGTTGAGGCTGCGACGGGCAGTGCGCAAGTCGTAGCCAGAACGCATCTCGGAACCGGCCCGCTCAAATGCTTCCTCGACCAGCTCAACAAGGTCAAGGTTGAAGTCAGTGGTTCCTGATGTTGCCATTTATCTGTACCTCGCTGTTTTTGCCGCCACCTTGGGTGGCTGCTTCACGAACTGCTTCCCGGCTTTTTTTCCAGCACGCTTTGCACGCGTTGTCGCAGCGTACTCAGAAGGGCTGAGAGCTTTGATTGCAGCTTCAGGAAGGTATCTTTCACCTGTGTCAGAAGAGCGTTTACCACTTTTCGTCCTCCACTTTTGGGCAGTCCAGTCCTTAAGGGATTGCTGCGGATTCTTCACTTGTAGCCACCACCCTTGGCTTTGTACTGCTTGGCCAGAAGCTGGGCCTTACGGGCCGACCACTGACCTGCGGCTGTGCCTTGCACCGCCCGGGACTTGATGGACTCAAACAGCGATTTGCGCATCCCCGGCTTGGTGTAGACACCCGCCTCATTGACCTTTGACTTGACCTTCCCGCCTTCGGCGTACTGAGTAAAGTCGGTGTCATCCCGCCGGGGCTTTTTGACCCCGGTTGGCATTTTGGAGGGGTTGATAACCCCCATGCCACGGGAGGGGCGCATCAGCAGTAGCCGCCTTTTTTCATGGTGACCATCTTGCCCTTGGTCTTGCCTTTGGCAGCGATGCCGTCTTTGCTGGGAGCAGCAGTGCGCACAGCGCCCATCTTGGTCATGCCGCCTTTGGCCATGCCGTACTCGGCCTTCTCATGCTTGATCATGGACTTGGGAGCCCCCTTCTTTTGCATGAAGGAGATTTCTTTCTTGGCCATTGCTTTGGATTCTTTCATTTCACCACCTCGTGAGAAAAGTTCTTGGGAGCCCTGATTGGTCTTGGGCTTGTTGATTACCTGAACGTCGGCCCGAGAGCCAGACTTCCCTTTGTCCGCTTTCACGAACTCCTGACCCACAGACTGTGGGACTCCTGCTTTCTTGGCAAACGCTGGGTTGTTGGCCACCGCCGCCATGAAATCGTGTTGCTTCTTACTCTTGCTTGGCATTTGCATCGTCTTTCTGACGACCAATCAAGACCGCAAAAGGTTTGCCTGACACCATCTCTGCAATGCGCATGAGCGTCCAGACCGCCCCGATCAAACCGAAGATAGGGGTAAGTAGCTGAAGAAAAGACGAAATGGCAGCAATTGCTGCCAGAACGTCCATTCCATGCTTGACTGTGTCGTTGTGTTGGCCCATGTCAGCAGTTCCACGCCCTCAAAGATTTGTTAATCCTCGAATTGGGATCCTTTGCGGTTTTTGCGCTCGTCAATTTCTTTTTCATCCCTTCCATACGGGCGCAAAAAGAGTCTCGGCGTGAGCCGCCCTCGGGTTGCGGGGCTTTCAGCCCCGGCTTCCCCGGGTTTGCTTTGTTGTAGGAAGCTCGTCCTTTGGCGTTCAAGCCGCCTTTGGGATTCTTCCCTTCCTTGCGTTGCCATGCTGGAGTCTTAGCCATAGTACACCGTGACAGAAGCGATGTTCGTCAGCGTCGCGTAAACGTTTGTGCTGAACCGAATTCCTTCGCCGGGGATCAGGGTGTAGAACGAGTTGGGGTTTGAATTAGACGGGATGTCCACTTCAAGCAAGGTCGTTCCACCGGAACCCCCATCTTTCAGAAGAAGGGTTCCAGCCTGACTGGCAGTTGCGCAAATCGAGAAGCCTTTGACACGCGTCGGCTGCGAAAAAACGCTGCCAGACGCATTCAAATGCACTGATTTAACGTCATATTGCGTAGTCATCTGGTGCTCCTAGATCAGGAGTCAGCAAACGGAGTAGCAACAGTGCCCGAACCGTTCACAGTACCAGTCACCATGTACTTGTTGGCGGCAACAGCAACGATCTGAATCCAAGTACCAGCAACGCCACCGGTGGTGGTTCCGTTGAGGTTGATGAAATCGTTGGAAGAAGCGGCAGTGAAACCAACCACAGCGCCAGAAGAATCGGTGTCCACGGAGATCACAGAACCGACAAATTTGTCAGTGCCGTCCGTGCCAATCTTGAGGGAGCTGGTGGAGATGGTGGTGGGGACCCAAATGGTGTAGACCACGCCTTGGTTGTTGGCGGTGTTGGGGTCTTGGCCGGGACCAGAAGTGACGTCGTTGGTCGAAGTATTGATGCTCGGCAGGGTCAAAACCACGTTTGCGGCCAAAGAGCCACCAACGGAGATGATGCGACCGCCATGATCAACGGGGTTCAGCGTGGTGCTGGAAGTAACTGCCACAACAGAGGCAGGGCCTTGTTGATAGACGCCGCCCAGCGAACGAACCGGGCCTTGAAAGGTAGTGCGTGCCATGTTTTTCCTCACATGCGAGTTAAGGTGTATCTGTCTGCATGTCGTCAGCCGGGTCTGTCAGATACACCGGGAATCCCGGGATGTGTGAATAGTAACCTACCCACGAGAAAAAAGAAAGGGGGCCGAAGCCCCCCATCTCATCAGGACGAACCGGAAGAACCCCAGATGCCCAGGGGATCAGACCAGCCGAAGCTGTAACGCTCACGAGCCTTGTAACGGACGTTGCCCGTGTCAAAGTCGCCGTCCATGGAAGTGCCCATGGCCACACGTTCAAAGTGCTTCAGACCGTTGGGAACGTCGGTCATCAGGAACCAAGCGTTGCTGTCGGTCAAGAAGTGGTTGACGGTGTAGCCTTCGGGGATGGAACCCAGCTGCTTCAATGCGTTGATGTCGTTGTCAGCCGTAGCCACACGCAGTTCAGTGTCAAGCAGACGCTTGGCAACGAACATGAGGCTGGGAGGAACAACCATCTTGCGGGGCTTGGCAGCAATCAACAGACCACGTTCATCGGTCCAACCAGCAATCTGAATCACTGCGTTTTCCAACGACGTTTCGTTGAGGTCCACACCGGTGGTGGGGCTGTTGTAGTTCTGACCGCCGCCGACCAAGGGATGGCCAACGCGAGTGCCGGAACTGTTCACACCGCACAGAGACACGCCGTCGCCGCCCAGATACGAACCGCTGAAAGCGTTGTTCAGGACGGAGGCAGCTTTCACCTGCTTGGTGTAAGCCATGGCACGAGCCAGAGCCTTGGTGTAGCGGGCAGACAGACTGTCATACAGGTTGTCTTCCACAGCTTCTTCAGTGATGCTGAAGCCCAAAGCGATGGTTTCGTGGGTGTAGCGGGCGGTGAACGCTTCTTGCGCATTGTCGTAAGCGATGGCAGCGCCTTCGTTCTTGACAGGTGCAGCAGCAAAACCGGCCAGCTTGGTTTCTTCTTCGAAGGAACGCTCGGAGGTCTCGGTTTCGTAGATCTCTTTGTGTTCTTCGCCGTAACGAGCGTACTCCATGCCGAACAGGGCGTTCAAGCCGGGGAGCAGTTCTTTCAAAAGTTGTGCGCGTGAAATTGCCATGGTGAATTACTCCTTACAGGCCAACGGCGTTGGAATAGCTGTGATAGCCGGGGTTGAACTTCACCAAGATGTCGGTGTAAGCGTCACCAACCTGCGAAGTCGTGCTGTTCACGAAGCCAACGATGCGGAACGCAGCGGTGGTCGTGATGGCAGTGGCATTCACGGCGATGTTGCTGTTACCAGTGGTGGTCGAACCAGTGGACGTGCTCTGGGCGTTGGCCAAGTACACGTTGTTGCCCAGCTCAGTCTGGCTGATAACGCCAGCAGCTTGCACTTGGAACACGGCACGGTCGTCATCAATCACGTACGCAGACACAACGCCAGTGGTGTTGGCGGGGTAGTACTGCGAGAAGATTTGTTGACCTTGAGCGTTGACGTAGGTGCAGCCAACAAAAATCCCGATTGCGCCGGTCAGAGTACCGTTGCCGGGGAAAGAGTTGGTCGTACCGTCTGCGCCAGTGCCAGTCACCAGTTGCAGGTAGCCATCAGAACCAACAAACACAATGCTGCCATTGAAAATGTTGTTGCTGTAGCCAGCGGGGTCGATGAGAAACGAGCGAGTGCTACCCGCATAAGGTAGGCCACCCAGCTCATTCACGGCTTTGAAGCCGTAGGGAGAAGCGGTTGATGCCATTGAAGGACTCCTAAATTACTTTGAACCTGAACCAAAACCTGCACCGCGACTGGTCGTGGACTTTCGTTCCGAGAACAGCGGCATGCGCGGGTCATTGTTTCGCATGAAGTGGTTGTCCACTGAATCCATCTGGGCTTGCGCTTGAGTGCGGTAATAGTCATCACGAGCTTCTGCTTGTTCGCGGGACATCTTGCAAAGCATGAGTCCGCCGATTTCCACATTGCCCGTTTTTTCATTACCAGCCAGCATAAGCTCCGGATGGTCTGCTGCCTTGACTGGTTCCCAACCTTCACGCATCTTTTTGGACACGTTGGTGGGTTCAGCTTGCCCCAAAACGTGCGTCGCAATCCAGCGATACACGTATCCCGGTTCGGGGGTTGGATCCGGCAACGATGACGGGGGGCGGTACACCGCACGAGCCGTCTTTTCACGAGACACGAGGTCACGAGGGGTACGATTTTGTTCAGCCATTTTGTTTCTCCAATCTTGCAACTTGTTCTGCATACTGCTTAGGGGTCAATCCAAATTTTTTCGCCAACGCAATCTGCGTTGGAGTAAGTTGAATTGTCTTTGCACCTGACGACCGGGTCGCGGGTGCAGCTACCGCAGCAGGTTTCTTTGGAGACGTGCTGGGCGTACCACGTCTGTCTTCGGTTTCCCCAAAAACTTCAGGGAACTTCGACTTCACGCGAGCGTCAATATGCTCGAAATACTCATCAGAGCGGGGGTCAACCCCGTTTGTGACTAGTTTTTGATGCAGCCCTAGTGCAAAGCTGGTGACTTCTTCGAACCCGTAAGCCCCGAACCACTGGTTTTTGGCTTGCCAGCGCAAGGTTTTTTCGTCCGGTGGAACTCTTTGGGGTTCGCTTGGACGGGGTTGTACAGGAGTTTCTTCCTCTTGTAAAGAGGGTGGTTTGAAATTTTTTGCCTGTTCGGCCTTGATCTTGGCAGAGAACAGTGCTTCTTGGGCTTCCACAATGGCGTCTGTGTCAAACGCCTCTTGGGCCGCTTTCAAAGCGCGGCGGGCCTGTTCCAACTCGGCTTCTGCGGCAGTTTTGGCCATCTCGCCGTACTGCTGGGAGCCGTTTTGGACGTATTCCTTAAGCTTTTTGTTCTCAGCCGCCATGTGCTGTGCAAGGCGCTCAAGCTCATCGCGTTCGCGCTGGAGTGCTTCCTTTTTACGCCGCTCGTCGTGACGGGCGTGCGTCAGTTCCTTGATGCGGCCCTGAACTTTTTCTGAATACTCGTCGAGTTCAGACTCAGTTGGCTCCTCAACCTCACGGTCAAGGGGCTTTCGGCCACGGTCTTTGGGAGGCGTGTCATCAACAATCTCAATCTCAACGTCGTCATCGGCGGAAATCTCCACCTTTTCGTCCGTTTTGACCTCATTGTTGGTGTCATCCTCATCAGGAAAACGAAATTTATCGTTCATTCACATCTCCTTTACGCACGGGTTACACCGCGAGGGTCTTGCACAACAGCATCAACTTGATCATCGTTGATGAGACGGAACTCTTTCCCGTAAATCTTGAAACGGGTTCCAGAGTAAGTACGCACTAACACAAAGTCACCTTCCTTGCACCATGCTCCGTTGGGGAACTTGGCCGTGTCTTTGTATGCGTCGGGGCCAACCTTCATCACGAACAGCACCGTGGTTGCATGCTCTTCTTGACGCAGGGTTGACGTGGCTTTGACGAGGTCCAGATCAGTGCCGTCGATCTTTTCAGACACGTCGGGCACAACACACAACAGCTTCCAGCCCGTAGGCTCTGGCAGCATGCTTGCCTTTTGCTCGTTTGATGCGGCTGCATCAGGGGCATCCTTGGGTTGGATGGTAGGGGGCAGGGAAACGCCCGGGGGCAGGAGGATTTCACTCATCTGATTCTTCGACTTTCTTTGCAAGGTCAAGTAAATGGCGCTCTGCGATGGCGAGACCTTGAATCACACCACAGAGTTTTTGGTAATCCTCAAAGGTTTGACACGCACCGCTTGCCACGTCGTCGGCAAAGTTGTTCATGTCTTCCCTGATTTTGCTGCGCAGGACTTCTGCGAATTTGTCGATCATGCGGGTTTACTCTCCTTCTTGGTTGGTTGTTGGTTTTTCATGCGGTCTGCATTGAGCTTGCCCGCCGCTTGCAGAGCGTTGACCTGAAGTTTGCGAGTGTCCATGCGGTCGCGCATGGCCTTCTCGATTTTGGAGGTCTTGACCTTCTCGGCCTCCAGTGCAAGTCGCTGCTGGTCAATGGCAATCTTGGCCTGAGCTTCTTGTTGTTTGATCTGCAACTCCTGCTGGCGCAGCTGGAGCTCTTGCATCTGCATCTGGACCACGGGGTCTTGTGCTTGCTGCTGGGCTTGCTGTTGCGCAGCAAGTTGTTGATTTTGCTGAAGAACTTGTTGTGCAGCCTGAGCCATCATGCTGGAGAGCTGGAGCTCGATCTCGGGCGGCAGCTTCTCATCCTGCGGGGGCAGCGGCATGCCAAGCTGCTGCTCAATCTTCTGGCGGTAGGCAAACCCAACGTGTTCGGCGATGTGCGCATTCATCGCGGCCATGATCTGCTGGGCCGCAGGGTTCTGACCAATGATCTGGGCAATGATCGGGTCTTGCATCGCGGCCATGTGCACCCGGATGTGGGACTCATGGTCTTGGTACTGGAACGCCTTGAGGGGCTCACTTTTGAGCACCTTCATGTTCTCAGCCACCGGGTCGCAGGGCTTCTGGTCGTCCGGCAGTGGAACGAGCTTGTCGGCGTTCTTGACCCCCAACACCTCCAGCATGCCCCTGTGGAGCTTGGGCAGATCGTAGATCTGGGGAGCCATCTGTGCCATCTGGATCACGGCTTGGTACTGCACCACACGCTGGCTCATGGTTGCCGCGTTGGGGTCACTCACCGGGATGATGTCAACGTGGTTGTAGTCCGACTTCTTGGCCTTGCGCGACACATCTTCGTCGGGGTCATAGTCGTAGTCAGAGTCCGTGTAGTCGCGGATGATGGCGGCAAGGAGTTTCAACTCTTGCTTGAAGCTGAAGTGCACCCGGGCCTGAACTGCCGTCATCACCTTCAACTGCCGCTCAAGGAGCGCCAAGGTCGTGCCCACCGGCGCTTGGGCCGACATGTCTGACACCTTCATGTCAGCAGTGGCGGCGAACCGACGCCCTTCCTCAACGATGCTGCCCAGCAGCTGGTACAGCACCATGGAGGGTTCTTTGTACGGCAGTGGCAGGATGTTGTCGCGCAGCACCCCAGACATCACTTCAGCATCCCTGAACTCGCCCGGAGAGATGGGCGTGTCGTCACCCTTGATGCGCAAGCCCCGGGCCTTCAAACCGCCGGGGAGGTTGGAGAGCGTGCCCGCATCCACCAACTGGCGCATGATGCTCGTGGCCGACTTGGCAAAGCCGCCGATCAGGTGGAAGAGGCCAAAGCCGTACGCACCAAAGCCCGGGATGTATTGGTAGTGCACAAAGTGCTGGCGCTTCAAGCGCAGCACGTCGTCTTCTTTCCAATTACGCCGGATGGCCAAAATGTCGTTCGTGCCTTTGATGAGGGTCACCACGTAGGGCAGCGCAATGCCCGTCTCGTTGCCCTCGTCGTCCTTGTCTTCAAAGCCCTTGAGGTCCAAGTCAACGTGCGACTCATAGATGACGTAACGCTCGTCGTTCAAGTCGTTGAAGCCCGTTTCCTTGTTCTTGGCTTCCTTGATGTCGTCTCGCTCAATCGAAGGATCTGGCAGCTCGATCTGGCGATAAAACCCAGCTTGCTGGAGCTTGATGATCTCGTTCTTGGTCTTGCGCATGACGTGCGTCACACGGTAGCAAGTGTCCAAGTCCGTCGTGCCGTAAGGCAGCAGGATGTCTTCTGCTGGCACAAACATCGATACCTGACGGCCAATGTTGGGGTCGTAGTACACCTTCTTGAACGCCGAACCGGTGGCTGGCAGCGACCACAGCATGCGCTCATGCTCAGGGCGGAACTCGCGCATGACCTCGGTCAGCTCATAGTTCATGTCGTTCTCGACACGCACTGCGGCTTCTTGTTTGTCGGGCGTTTGCTTGCCCAAGATCTTGGTGCGCACCGGGCCTTGGGCCGGGAACGTCTCGGTGATGGTTTCACTCTGGAAGCGCACAACGGCTTCCGTGAGCATGGGGTGGAACACACCACAAGCGCCAAGCCACGGTTCAGTGCGCTCTTCGTACTGAAGGCCCAAGAGTTTCAAGCCATCAACGTACGCCTTCTCCCACTCTTTGCGGCTGTCTTTGTCGTTGACGATGTCTTCAGCCAGATCTGAGGCCATGGACTGCATCGCACCTTCGTCCATCTCCTCAGCCAAGTTGGCATCAAAGTCTGACTCAGTTGGCGTGATGCTGATGTCCAACCCATCGGCGTGGATGTTGACCTGCTCGGGGTCAACGATCTCGATCTCAATTGGTTCTTCTTCCTGCCCAAGACTCTCAAGCCCTGCGGGCGCAGAGTAAAGTCCCTTGTCGATGTTGGTGGCCATTCAGTTCTTCCTCAGTAATAGCCGCCTCGGCGGCGTTTGAAAAATGTCGGTTCGTCTTTCTCATCAGACTCAAGCGGAATGAGTCCGCCTTGTCTGAACCGAATCAGTGCTTGGGACGTCGTATCGACGTAGTCGTCGTTGTCGCCGTTGGGGAACGATGCCACTTCTTCAATGACCTCACGCGCCCAGCGGGTGTCAGGAGCCCACACTTTACCTGATTGAAACAAATCCGCAATCGCGTTGACACGCACGATCTTGTCGTTCCCCCTCGAAGGTGTGAACTCCGAGACGGGTATGCCCATGTTGCGCAGCTCCTGAATGAGCGGAGCCCCAGCGGCTTTCTTTTCAATCAAAAACGCATCTGGATCCCATTCTTTGTAGTGCTTGTAGGCAACCTGCTTGAGCTCCGGAAACTGCATCCTGTCCTTGAACGCGTCGAGCAGTATGACCTGCGCGGTGTTGTTCTCTTCCTCGTTGTAGAACACGCCCCACGTTGTGCACGCTGAGTAGTCAGCGGTGGTCTTGGCCTCAAACGCCGTGTCCCACGACTGGATGATGTACTCGCACTTGGGCGGCTCACTGCCCTCCCATATGCGCCAGAGCTTCCTGCTGATGATGGCGGCTTGGTTGGACGTGGGGTTCTGCATGTACTGGGCGTTCCAGTACTGGGGGTCAAGACCGGCCTTTTTCTGCTTCAGGGACTCAAGCGGCCACTGCTCCGGCCAGAGCGACTTCTCGTTGTCTGACCCCTCGTTGAGGATGGCTGGCAGCTCCACAATCTCCCAAGGCTCCGAGTCCGGGTTCTTGGTCTGGTAGTCGATGAGGCGACCGGTGAGGTCGAGCTTGCCCCAGCGCGTCATGATGACGATGATGGCTCCGTTTGGCATCAAACGCTGCAACGGACCGGTCTGGAACCACGCCCAAGCCGTGTCAAACGCCAAGCGGCTGTTGGCCTTTACGTCTTGTTCCGAGTGCGGGTCATCAATAACGAACAGGTCAGCACCACGACCAGCAAGAGCGCCGCCGACACCAGCAGCATAGTACTGACCCCCAGCGCTTGTGCTCCACTTGCCAGCAGCTTTTTGGTCGTCTGCCACCAAGGTCTTTGGAAACAGCTCACGGAACTCCTCCCCATCGATCAAGTTCCTCACCCGTCGGCCAAAGTCTTCCGACAAACTGGCCGTGTGCGTGCCCATGATGATCTTCTTATCAGGGTAATTACCTAGAAAGAAGGCTGGGAACAGGTAGCTGGAGAACTCGGACTTGCCCATACGAGGCGCGATGTTGATGATCACGCGCTTCTTTTTGCCGGAAATCACGTCCGCAAAGATCTTGGCCAGCTTCCTGTGGTGCGGCCCCACCTTGAATCCCGGGTAGACCGCCTTGGCAAACTCAATCATGTCGCCTCTGGCCAACTGCTTCTTCTTGTTCTCCTCGACCCGGTCGATGAGCTCCAGCGCTTCGAGCTTCTCCTCCAGCGTCAAGGCGCTGAGGTTCTTCATGAGCGCAGCGGCTTCAGCTTTGGTCAGCGGGGCGTTCATCTTCTTGCTCGACTTCTTCGGCGTCTACGATATCGGCGTCTTGCACGCCGATGAACTTGGCCAGCTTTTCCTTGAGCTTGGCCTCGATCTCATCTTCTGTGAGGTCAGTCTTCTTGACCTCGATCTTGTCTGTGAAGAGCCCCACCTCTGTCACCTTGCCAAGCAACCCCAGCGCTTTCAGGCGGATGTTGGCGTTGGGGTTCTCCACCTCTTCCAAGAGCTTGGCCATGGCGTAGCCGCGCAGCTGCTTGGCTTGCTGTACAAATTCCCAGTCGTAGGCAGTCAGCATGCCCACAAGGTGGCGCACGGCCGGTGGGGTCTGAAGCTGGAGGAGCTGGCCCTTGATCTCTTCTGGGTTGGTGGAGGTGGTGAGCGCAGAGAACGCCTTTCTGGCGTCTTGCTGTTCGATGTGGGAGACAACTTCGTCTGCTGGCTTGTTGCCAAACTTTGACAGCCACTCTGCCGTGTTGGATTGGGCGCTGACAACTTCTTGCGGTGTGGCTTTTGTAAGAGGGACAGCGGGGCCCGCAAGGTCGTCCACCTCCGCCTCAAAGTTCATCGCAATCAAATGTTCAAGCATCCACGCTCCTGCGGGTTATTGCGCACCCGTGCGGCGGAGTGTACACTTACTTTCGCAGTTGTGACAAGTCTGGTCTCAGTTGCTCCTCCTTGGTTCGTCATGAACCTTCAAGCCCCCGGCCACAAACCGGGGGCTTTTTTTCTTGGCTTTTGTCTATTGTTAGACAAAGTGCTTTGCAAAATTTTTGAAAAATTTTTTGGGCTGGGCTGAATTTTGGGAAGGGGGGCTGTTTAGTTATAAAGATTTACTGGGATTGTGCAGTGCGGGTGGGGAATAGTGTTGTTGTGCGACGCCCCACGTAGCCAATAGTTTGGGGGATGGGGGGTGGGTGGGGGTCAAAAGTCCTCGTTTTTTACGCATTGCATGGGGTATCGATGCCTTTCGTTTGGGGGGTTCCGCACAATGGAGTCATCCTAGGCAATGTCGCTTAGGACAACCCGCTCTTGAAAGGAAAAACCATGAGCACCAAAACCCTCACCCAAACCCAAACCGATGCAGTCAACGCCTACGGCAAGTTTTTGCAGGCGGGCATCTCGTATGGCGAAGCCATGCGAAAAGCTGCGAGTGAACTCGGTGGGACACCATGTCCCACGCTACTCGGGGCACTCGCCAAAGTCCATGCGGCGAAGTATGCGTGCAACTACACATGGGATGGCAAAGGCCGTGCCGTGTTCTACAACGGCGATGAGTCCACACGGGACACCCGCAACGATGCCGCCCGCAAGTCATGGGAGCGCAACGTCATGGTCTGGTTCAAGCCTGAGAAACCCGCCACGCCCAAAACCCATGCCCGCATCTCACCCGATGCACGCAAAGCGGCCAAGGCGTATCTCGCTCAGTTTGAGAGTCTGAAAGATGCCATCGCCGCACTCAAAGCTGTTGCCTGATTCTGGTGGGACACGATGTCCCACGGAGTTTTTTCCTGTGCGGTCACGCCTGAGAGGGCTGGCCGCTGTTCTTTCCCTTGTCTAACGGAGATTTTTCCATGCACACCATTCGCACACACTTTGGCGGTCTTGATGTAGGCGACTACTTCATCCACAAAAACTGCACCTACAAAAAGATCAGCGCATTTCATGCCGTCTGTGAACACACCACCCGCAACACCAAAACCAGCGTGTGGAGACATTTCGCATTCGACCACCTCGTTGAAGTCTCCCCCGAATAAGGAAACTCTCCCAGCCCATGCACAGCGTGGGTTGTGGGGGCAATCCTGCCCGACAACTGGAGAACCACCATGCGTACAACTTCCCGCCCCACCTTCAAACCCCTCGAAACCTTCCTTGCCAACGATGGCGTGGAATGGCAATCCGAAACCTACTTCCCCCACGGCACGAAGCATCCCACCTTCTGGCTGATAACCCTGCACCCACGCAGGTGCAACCAAGGCACAGGCATCACCTGCACAACCCGTGAGTCCTACGAACAGGAAAAAAGAAAGCTACGCTTAACCCCGCAGCAAGCTGCCCTGTGCCACTAAAACTCGGTGGGACATCATGTCCCACCATCATTCTTCCACTTTTAAAACGGAAATGGACACTCATTTTTTGCAGGCCCATCATTCTTCCACGCATACCACACAATGGACACCAAAAAACTCAGCATTCATGCGGCTTCCAGAGGCACGCGTCCAAATGTCCATATATATATACATCTTTTAAGAAAAGTATTTATATATGTACCCGTACATCAAGACACACATACAAACAAAAACACAAAAAGGTTTAGACCATAAAGTTTTTCCCCAGCGATGGACACTTGGACGTGAGCCCCTGCAACCCGCATGAATCCTAGCTTTTTTGCTGTCCAAACATTTTTAAAAAAGGAAGTTTGATGGACACTTTCTGGACAATCTGGTCATTTTTCCGCTTTGCGTTACAATCTTTGACAAAAGAAAGGACTTCTCCCCATGCAACCCAACGCAAAACCCCGCCTCAAATACCCCTCGTACATGGCACTCAGCGAACGTGCCCTGCGTGACAAACTCCAAGCCAAGGGCTGGCCGAGAACCCTCGCCCAAGAGATCATCGACATCGTGAACCAGCAAAAGACTGCCCGAGCCAACAGCCAGCGCCGAAGGTCGATGGTGGAATCGGAATGGCAACACCTCATCGACCCGCTCATGGCTGAGCGCAAACGTGTGCAGGTTGCACTCAACTATCGGAAAAATGATGAGGCGGCTGAAGCCGTAGCCGTGGGACACGATGTCCCACCAAACGACAGAGACACCGCAAGGCAGACCGCATACGAGGCATACCACGCCTTGCTCACAACCCTGCTCCAGCGGTTTCGCACCGCACTCAAGCAGGACTTCACGCCAAACGAGCTGGCCAATGAGTTGCGAGATGCTGGCAAGCCGCACCTTGCCCCGCCCGTTCACCTGCGCTCCCGTGCCCAGCACTGGACAGACTGGGTGTCTGACAGGAAGAAAGACCAGATCATGCTGCTGTTTAGCAACATCCCCCATCGTGCGAAAGCACGCACCAAGACCCCGTTCACACGGGACATACCAACCCAAGAAGGAGAGAGCAATGGAGATTGAAGAAGGACTGGAAGAAGCGATTGCCGTGGCCAACGCATACCTGCAAGGTGTGCTCGATGTCACACACGCAGTAGAAAAACCAGGCGTTGACACTTGGTACGCCTACAAAAACTTCGACATCAATGTCGATGGGTCTGACTACCACGGCGGGGATGAAGACACCTTGCGTGTCTACGTCTACCGCAACGGCAACATTTCGGAAACGCTTTACGAAGGAGAGAAGCAATGACACTGACCAAACAACAACTGCACAAGCTTGCAGTCAACCACCTGCCCCGCCTTGGCGGGTTTGCCACCGCACTATCAAAGGCGTATTTGCTGGCGGACTCAGACAACCAACGCCGCATCGAGACCGCCTTCATGCACCTGTTCGAGAAGGCACACGCCATGTGGGGAATGGAGGAAGCGAAGTGAAAAGAAACTGGGGTGAATGTTCACCCCAGTTATCAACAAACCAACCAAGGAGAAAGCAAATGAAAGTACTTGACGCATTTCAAAACGGGGACGGCGCACACTGTGGCTTGTCCGATTGGTACGAGGATGGCGAGGCGCAGTTGACAGCGGCGCTGGTCGAGCATACCCCGTTCGACACAGGGTGGTACTCCAGCAAGAAAGAGATCGCCAGCGCTCGCATCTGGTCAGAGGACGGGGTCAAGATCAAGGTCGAGGTCAGCGTGTCCGACGACTTTGATACCGAGGGTCTGGGCTATGCGAGCACCGACGATTGGAGGATAGCCGCAGTACAAGACTGCATCACCAGCGCGTGGCACAAGGCAGATGTGGCGCGTGATGACAACCAAGAGTACGAGGGATTTCGAGTCGGGCGTGAAGGCAGATGGGAGGAGACATACCTTGTCAACATTGGATGGGGCGAGAACTTGTCTCCGTCTGGCGACAACTACCACTGGTGGGGCTGGCAACACAATGGCGAGGACGAAGGGCAAGGCATACCGCACCCCGCCATCCCTGTCGAGACTGTCCAAGCGTTCGAGAAATGGGCGCACAACTGGGCGTTTGGAAACACAAAGGAGAAGTCATTGAGGATCGGGGAGTGGGAGATCACGCCGTGGCGCGACAGTATCCCAATGCGCGAAGACCCCAGCGACTACGCTGGGATGGGTTGGATTGGACGAGATGGGCAACCATAACAGGAGAAGTGATGGACAACTACGACCTCAACACAAAGGAGGGCATGGTCAACGCCATGCTCTGGACAAAGCAGCTGGTCAACAACATCCGAGATGGGGGCAAGTGGCTCATACCAAGGTCAGGCACTGTGGTGACCTTCGACAAGAAGAAGCAGATCGCCACAGTCGATGCGCCGTTTGGCAGAGACACATCAGTGACCCGTGTGCTCAAGGCCATGGGTTGGAAGATCATCATGAAGTAAAGGAGAGAGCAAATGATTGAAATAAAACTACCAATGGAAACGGCTGAAGCCGTGTTGAGGGCGTTGCAAGAGCATTGCAACCAACGCACTACTGTGCGTGAGTATGTAGACAAACGCTACTTCCACATGGACGAAGCGTTTCGCAATCGAAAGATTGGCGAAGTGCAAGAAAGACTCGACCGATTGCAGGTCTTCAGAGACCGCTTGCAGACCATGGTAGCAACCCAACCACAAGGAGAGTGAAGATGAGTTACTACTGGTGCGCAGACTGCGGTGAGCCGTGCGAGGCCATCGAGATAGTTGAGGAGTTCGACTACGAATACTGGGGTGCGACAGGAACGCACAGGGAAACATACGAGGTGAGTGACTGCTGTGAGGCAGAGCTCATCGATGACGAGGAGGAGAGGGACAACCTCTTTGCCGTGGGACACGATGTCCCACCGATTGATCAACAAACCAACCAAGGAGAAAGCAAATGACAGAGAAGGAAAAGCCAAGTGTTTGCGCCGATTGCCCGTGCAAACCAACAAGACCTGAGTCAGACCGAAACCTTTTAAGGAGCAAGATCGCAACCATCATTCGATCAGGCGGGTTCCCCTGCCACACCAAGCACCCTGATTCAATGGTCCTGCACGACAGTGCAATCGGGGAGGACGGACTATTCCACACGCCAGACTGTGTGGGATACAAACTATGGCCACTTCAACCAAAAAGGAACATGAAATGACAACGCTGACAGGAAACCAGATCGAGGCTGCACGCCTCTTGACCCTGCGCCAAGCACTCAAGCTTGAGCTGCGTGGAATGAAACGCCGTGGACGCACCGCATACTCGGTACTGCGTGGCATGGGGTTCAAAGGTTCAAGAGAAGCAGTGCTCGAACAACTTGACGACATTCGCAACCAACTCATAGGAGAAAAAGAATGACAACGCAACAACAACACCCACACCCCGACACCTTCCACTTTTACGCTGCAAGCGTAGCGCAGTGGGCAACCACAAACAGTGAGCGTGACCTGCGCCAGTTAATAAAGCTGATGGACAGTGACGGGCATCCATACAACCTGTTCCTCGTGCCAGTCTCGTATGACACCAACTACGAGATCAAGTGGTTCCAACCACAGGTCGAGGGCTCACAATGGCTCGGCCATTTTGTGCCGAAGAAAGGAAAGAAATGAAACAAGACCCGCGCCACTGCACACACGAGGGTCAGTACTCGTGGTGGGAATACGATGCACGAGGCATACCGCTGTGCCGAGTGTGCGACCTGTGCGCTGAAGCAAAGCTCAGTCAGTACCGCCCTGAGATTCTGACTGGGTACACACAGGCAGATGTTGATGAACCAATCGAGGAGGAATGAGATGAAACATCAATGGAACACAGGCCGTCAATACGACGAGCATGGACAACGCATAGTGGCTGAGTACGATAGAGACAAGAACCGCATTTACTTCAGCGACTTGTCACGCCACATCAACGGCTACATACCCACAGGGGTGTGGGTCAACACAGACAAGCACGCGCTTGAGGTCTTGGTCATGACCAACTATGACTATGGCAACTACAACGGAAGCGACAAAACGCTTGAATGGAAAGAATAATAAAAGAGACCAGACAACCCCGTGGGACACCCTGTCCCACGGCAATCAATCACTTCACAACAAAGGAGCAACACCATGAAGTGGACATCAAACTCTGAAAGCTTTGCGTTCTACGACACTTGGCATCGCGCTTGCCACATCTTGTGCAACCACCGCTGGTGGTTCAAGCGTGAGCGCGACAAGTACGACCTGCATCCTGTGGTCGAGAAAGCCATGTCGATCTACCGCCCCGTTGACTGGCAGCAACTCTTGCTTGAGTGGCCGCACAAAGCAGAAGATGGTGAGCGTGTGGCGTACACGCAGAACGAACGCAAGGGTGCCGAGGACATCCAGACAGTGACAAGCGTTGGCAAGTACCTGCGCCGTCACTTCGATATGCCTGACCATGAGCTTCGAGATATCGTTGCGCTCTATGACACATCGGGTCATACGTTGCAGTTCGTGCATACGACTGACGAGATGGTTGCCGCTGTGCGTAGTGGTCCGCACTCGTGTATGTCAAACAGCTTCCTTCAGCTTGTCGCACACCCTTACGCAGTTTACAAACCCGAGTATGGCTGGCACATGGCGGTGCGCAAGAATGGCGGGCAAGTCGAGGGTCGTGCGCTGTGCTTGAACGACGATGAAGAAGATGGCCCTGTGTTTGTGCGGTCGTACAAACGCTGTCCCAACGGCGGGTACTCGCACGCTGACGAGAAGCTTGAAGCGTGGCTCAAGGATCAGGGCTACACCAAGCTTAGCGGCTGGCCTATCGGTGCTCGGGTTGCACGCATCGAGCAGCAATTTGATGGGTTCGTGATGCCATACATTGACGGCGACAATCGTGCGATTGATGACCACAGCACGTACATGACCATTGAGTCCAGTGGTGAGTACGAGGCGTGCCAAACTGACGGCACTGTCGGTGTGTGCGGCGTTGAGTGTGAGGACTGTGGCGACAACCACGATGAGGACGACTCGTACTGGGTTGGCCGCTGGGCTGACAGACGCATCGGCCCGTGTTGCATCGACAGCTACTGCCATGCGTATGGCGCACGCGGCAATCAGTACTACGAGAGTGAAGACGAGTGCGTGTTCTGTGACGATGACGACGAGCACTATGTCATCGAGTACCTCGATGACAACGACATGGTTCAGCTGAGTAACGGCAGCATCGTGCACATTGACAACGCTGTGCTCATCGAGTCATGCGATGAGTACTACCGCACGGATGACGAGCGCATCTGCTACGCCGAGGACACTGAGCGATACGAGTTGACTGACGACTGCTGGCAGTGCGCTGAGACGTGCAATTGGTACACCGATGCCACTGAATGCGTTGAGGTCGATGGCAATACATACCACCCCGACCATGCGCCCAACCCTGACCAGCTTGACCTGCCCCTGAATGAAACCCAAGGAGATGAATGATGAACAAACGATCCATGCTCTACAAGACCCTCGCCCATGCACTCTCGATCAAGCGCCCCGATGGCGGCACAGGCGCAGCCCGCTTCACTGACTGGCTGTGGTGCGCCATACCCAAACAGCACAGGAAGCAATCGTTCCGTGATGCGTTTGGCAATGTGCACATTGACGCTCGGCAGTCCGATGCCAACCGCACCCTGTTCGTGGCGCACGTTGACACAGTGCACAGTTCTGACGGCAAGAACAACATCCGCAAGACCCCGTCCATGTGGTACGCCGATGGCTCCCAGCTTGGCGCAGACGATGGTGCTGGCTGTGCCATGCTCATGCACCTGCTCCACAGCGGTGTGCCCGCATACTACGTATTCACCCAAGGCGAGGAGCGTGGCGGCAAGGGTGCCAAGTACCTGCGGGACAACTACGCCCACATCCTGTCCCAGTTCGACAGGGCCATTGCGTTTGACAGGCGTGGCATTGACTCCGTCATCTCGCACCAAGGCTGGGGGCGGTGCTGCTCCGATGTGTTCGCCCAGAGTTTGGCTGATGCACTCAACGAGGAGTTAGCACTCATGTACTTGCCAGACAACACAGGCATTTACACCGACACCGCCGAGTTCGTTGATGTCATCCCCGAGTGCACCAACATCAGCGTGGGCTACGACTACGAGCACAGCGAACGAGAACAGCTTGACCTTGTGCACTTCACAACCCTTGCGTCTCAGGTGCTGCGCATCAACTGGGATGCCCTGCCCACATCGCGTGACCCGCTGGAGCCTGACGAGGACTCCCTCTACGGGTACAAGTGGGGCGGAGCGTACGGCAGTCTCTACGATGGGCTGGGGGGCGGGGCGACCAGTGTCAACTCTTCTTTTGCGGGGCTGTCCGCTGAAGCGTATGAGTTTTACGCCTCAGACGAAGACGAAAAGGACTACTTTCGGGAGCTGATCTTTGATGCCCTCTCAGGCCATCACAAATACCTGATTGAATTCATCGCAGAATCGGTGTATCCTGAAGACCCTACGTTAGCTGCGCGTCTAATTGACAAAAAGCTGATCACCGATGAATTGCTCGAAGAAGCAAGAGCCATGCTGTCAATGTGTGATGTGGACTACATCGCCTGTTGGCTATACGACAACGCTTGTATCACTGTGTAAGGAGGACATTTGAAACACAGACACACACCCTACAACACGGGCAAAGTGTTGATTGGTATGCGGTGGCAACCGCCACCGCACAAGATGACTCCAGAGGAGGAGTTCATACAAGGCGTGCTGCTGGGATACCCGATGCCGCTTTTCAACCTACGTAGAGTGGCACGAGCCCTGTTCTACGCCATTTTGTTTTTCCTGTTTCTATCCGTCTCATTGAAAGGAGTGAGCCATGCCAGACCTCCAGTCTGAACTCAAGAAAACTTTGTCTGCGTGGGAAGCAGACGCACAGCAGACACAACCAGACGTCAAACCAAAGGAGCAACTCAACATGACAACACAAGCCGCACCCGCACCCAAGACCCTCACACCCAAAAAGAAAGAGCCACAAGCCAAGCGCATCTTTGACTACATCACATCCAACCCCGGCAACACGCACATGGGCTACGCAAAAGATCTTGTCAAGCACGGCATCAAAGCCAATTCAACGTCATCGCTCATCTCTCAGATGATTCGCAACAACCTCGTCAACCGAGATGTCGAAGGCAAGATCACGCCAGCAACAACCAAGTACAGAACCATTAGTAAGTTGCCGCCCCTCAAGAAGCACAAACCCAAGCGCAACCTCACGCTGATCGTCAAGAAAGTTGTGCCGCAGACAGACAAACAAGCAGAGGGCATCGCGGCTATTGCCACGACCACTTCTCCTCGCATGGTTACAACGTGGGATGCGAAGGTGATGATCGACAACCTCAGTGTCAGCCAAGCACGCGCACTCTACGAAGAACTCACCAAGATCTTTAAGGGGTAAAGCATGGAAGGGTTAATCATTGGTTTGTTGCTGATCCTTGGCGCAGGTCTCGGGGTCGGCGGCATGGTGTTGTTACTCACAATTTTTTCGGAGATGAACAAAGATGAATAAAGAAACAGGAGGCCCAGCGTTCCCGGTTTTTCCCGATACAGCGGGCGGGCATGCCATCGCATTTCAAGGCATGACCCTGCGCGACTACTTTGCGGCCAAGGCGATGCAGGGTTTGGTGCATCACTTTGATTTCGGCACGTTCCGTGATGACCCGACGCGGTTGGCGTTGTGGTCATACGATGCGGCGGACGCAATGATGAAAGCGAGGGAGCAATGAACGAAGACATCGCCCGCATGGCGAGGGAGGCTGGGCTATTGCCAGAAAAAAGCAATATCGTTTACCAACACTCAATGTATGAGTTGTTCATTGAACGCTTTGCAGCGCTTGTCCGCGCTGAAGAGCGTGAGGCGTGTGCGAAGGCGTGTGAACAATCAGACAGGCATAGAGGGCCGTACTTTGCGTCATTGATCAGAGAAAGGGGGAGAAAATGAACGAAGAAGACGAAGCATTTGAAGCCGCACGCCGTCAAAGCGGTTGGCGCAAGAGGCAGATTGAAGACAGGCAGGAAGAGGCAATGAGGCGGGACGAGGTGATTGAGATTGCTCGACTGCTTGGCTGGAACGTGGAGCATGAGGCCACCAACTCCATGCTCAGGAGGTTTGCAGAAGAGGTGACGCGGCGCAGGAATCTGGAGATCGAAGAACTCAAAAATGAGAACGCCACGCTCTACGGACTGCTTGGTATGGCGCACGTAAATCTGAAACAACACCTTGAGTATGGGTTCGACCCGGGAACGGCACGGTCCATATTGATCAGTGTCGGGCGGTACTCCCCCAAGCTGAAGGCGGCAATCAATGAACAGGAGAAGAAAACATGACATGGGTATTTTTGACCAACAAAAGGCGCAATGAAATTTCACGCAAGGCGGGTCCATATATCGCTAACAGCATTGCGCCGCATGAAGCCGAAGTAAGAAGCCTGAACCCGCGTGATAACTGGGTGGGCCTGACTGACGAGGAGCGCGAGGCAATCAAGGCTAAGGTTCTCACGGGGAAAGTTGTCTACATGCAGGATCTGTATGCCGCCTTTGAAGAACGACTCAAGGAGAAGAACACATGAAATTAAACCCGGAGAACTGCAAGGCTTGGCTTGACTACATACAAGCCAACCCGGAGGCAGAGATATGGGCCGGGTTTGACACATGGGACAAGAAGTTTCTGTGTTTACACGTAGGAGAGCTGAGTGAGTTTGAAAGCGCGAAGAAACATGTTTCGTACGTCAGGGTGACTGAGATAACAGAAGACGCTCCGATACTGCCTGTGCCAAAGAGGGGGCCGGTCTGGAAATCAATCAAATGGGGCGACCTCTGGATCCATCCAAACTGCTCTTTCTATGAAGACGCACTCAAAGGGAACAAGAAAAAGGTTGATGAAGAACTTGCAACACTAAAGGAGAGGAAATGAAATTCGACATGGCAACAACACTCAAGCAAATCATTGCGGAGAACAGCAACTACACAACATGGACGGTATCAACGCCGCACCTTGAGCTTCTGGTCAAGGAGGTGGCCAGACAGTGCGCTGAGATTGCCGACATCGCCGAACCCTACAAAGCCGATGACCTGATCAAAAAACATTTTGGAATTGAAGAATGAACCTGAGAAAAGACCCAGCATTATTTGACAGACTGATCCAACTCATGGCGTTCGTCAAGGAAGATGAAGCCCGACTTGGCCGCAAGTGGACACCACAGGATTGGAAATACTTGGAGGCGGTTGTGCATGCGAAGGAGAAGAACACATGACGGACGAAGAACTTTATAAGCTGGCTGGTGTTGAACCTACGCCTCAGATTGAGGAGTTGGTTTGGTTGGTTCGACAGAAACAGCTGATTGATTTTTGGGAAAACACAAGCAGACAGGTGGACTACCAACTCAAAGCGTTTGACGCATTCAAACCCAAGTTGAAGGAGAAGAACACATGAAGTGCGTGGTTTGCAAGTCGGAGATGCCGCAACGCAATGGAAAGTTTGGGACTTTTTATTTTTGCAAACTTGGGCACGGGACAGCAAGTGTTCAGGGGTCAAAATTATTCGTCACGGGGGCCATTTTCACCAAAATAGCGGAGGCAAGAAAAGGGATAGAGGGAATGGAGATGGAAATGCCAGACATTGAGGTCGCTGTGAGTCGAGGAATGGCATCCATGGGTTTCTTTATGAACGACATGGATCGTTTCATCGAGGGTGGCCGAGAAGCCGCGCAAGATGAAGAAGATCACTGGATGAATGGTCGCCTTTACTAACTCAAGGAGAAAAACACATGAGGGTAAGACTGATGATCCCCGATCACGACAAAGAGCCTATGAAGTCCCTGATGAAGTTCCCGCAGATCAACGGGGAGCATCTGGCGTATCACGGTTGCTACGGGACTGTCCTGTGCGGCGCTGGGGATGGTGGCGCATGGGTAAGGTTTGACGGGCATGGGCCGTATCAGTATGTCGGCGCACCTGTTGCGTGGCTTGAGTCTGTGCAGGAGGGTGCATGCGTCCTCTGAGCTTTGACATTGACACCGCCAAGGAGGTCGTTGGGGATGCGCGAATGCGAACCATCGAGTCCAAGGCGAGGCAGGATGCTGACAACCGGAAGATGGACGCACCCGAGGTTGAAGGACAGAGCTACTGGGAGCGTGTAACTGCCGGTATGGAGTATGTCGTCTACGCAGAGGCGTTCAACAAAAGAATGGCGCGGATTCAACGCATGAAAGAGAGGAACAAATGACCAAAGAACGAGAAGCATTGAAGCTGGTGCTGGATGTGTTGGTGGAAATAAACAAGTTGAGCATTGGTGAGAACGCCATTTGTTTGCCAGCTGAAATTGACACGGCGATGGATGCTGCCAAAGAAGCCTTGGCACAGCCAAAGCAGGAGCCTGTGGGCGTGGTTGCATTGGATACTTCTCGCCCGTTTGTGGGCGGCAGTTACAACGGGCAAGTTATGCCGTGGTCACAGGCCCCCGCAGTCAAGACGGTGGTGATGTTCAAAGACCTGCCTTTAAACACGCCCCTCTACATCGATCCACCACAGCGCCCGTGGGTTGGGCTGGACTTCGAAACGATCGAAGAATGCTTCCCAGAAGGCCCAAGCGTTTTTGAAGATGCGTATGGAGACAACCACACATCACCGCGTTGGCTTCACGCATTTGCCCGTGCCATCGAATCCCGGCTCAAGGAGAAGAACCGATGATGAAACTGGTTACAGATGAAATGCGCCAACAACTGCGTGAACGATTGGAACAACTCAAAACAGAGAACCCTCATGCCGCTGTTGTCGAAGCGTGGTGGGATGGTGATTCCTTGTTTACATCAAACCCCAAAATCAAAACACGAGTCGTAGCCAAACTCAAGGAGAAGAACACATGACCAGACCGAGACATGATCAAGGCCCGGACTACGAGCGCGGGTTCATCGACGGGATGCTACACCAGATGCAGTCCAGCGTGGACAAGGCGGTCAACCAAATGGCACAGAAACGAGTAACCGCCCTCTACATCGCCTCACCCCAGCCCGAGACTCCACCCGAGTGCGTTACCGAGGAAGAGAAGAAGGCATTTGCATTTGGTTGGTGGAAGGCCATGGAAGCACAACGATTGGCACAGCCAAAGCAGGAGCCTGTGGCGTTGCCTTGTTGCGGTTATACCGATGCAAGCGCAATTAAATGGAACCCTTACAACCAAGTCGTGCAATGCCACAACTGCGGTCAGGTCTACACCGCCCCACCACAGCGCACATGGATTGGGCTGACGGATGAAGATAAGGCGAGTTTTTGGAAAGCAGATCAAATGACCCACGAAGAATGGCAACAGTTGTTTGCAGAAGTTGAAGCCAAACTCAAGGAGAAGAACACATGAAGACCCACTACATCAACCAGCCAGCACTGATTGAGAGACTGGTCAAGGATGACCCGGTTCGTCCGGGCATCCCGGCAGAGAAGCGCCTCGGTCGCAACGCCCACCTCTTCATAACGGGTGACCACGAGAACCCCACTGCGGTGACCTGTGTGTCCTACACGCAAGCCGTGCCGACATCAGAGGACGATCTGTTCGATGATGGAGTCAGGCAGACCGTGGCGGTGTTCTACACGATATGGTCGTACAAGCGGGGCGCGGCGCGTGGTTTGCTCATTGGCGCACTAGACCACATCAGTCGCATCAGACCAGAGGTGAAGAGGTTTGTCACACTGTCCCCCAAGACGGTGATGGCGCAGGACTTCCATCTGGGCAACGGCGCATACATCCTGCGGGAGAACAAGACCACCATCAACTACGAGTACCACCCACACAGACCGTTCAGGATGATGTCGATGGTGGACGGGTACGTCACAAACTACGGCAAGCTGGAGGTTCACAACGTGAATGGATTGAACAGAACACGCAATGTCTGGTACGTCACCGACAACTACGGCAATCTTTTGAAACACATCGACACTGAAATGGGGACGCTTGTACTATGAAAATACCACGACCACTGAGAGAGCAGCTGAAGTTTTATGAGAACAAGGGTTTCCATGCGGTAGACATAGAACCCCGAAGCGGTGCACACTTCCTTGTTGTGTTTGCCGAATTCCCACAAACGCAGATCATTACAAAAAGCGCATGTGATCCAAGGGCGTGGCACAACAACGTGGCGCAGTACCGCCGACTACAACGAGCGCACACAGAGGAGAAGACCAATGGCTAAATTGCCGTACACCTACACAATCTGCCCCCCGGGGCCGGAGCCAAAACAGCCAACGGCAAGTTGCGCCCAGATGGGAGAACTGTTGAAGAACAGTCCGAATGGCGACTTAACCATCAACAACCGAATGCCAATCTGGGATTCATGGACAAACAGGCCGTTGCAAGACAAGCCGATTGAAGAAAGATTGTCGGAGATGTTGGCGGAAGAAAAAGCAAAAAGGGAGAAGGCGTGAAGTGGACAATCATTAAACTCATCACCACCTACTACAAGGCGAAGAGATCATGGAACCAGAGATCATCAGAACATTCGAAGGGACTTCGTACCGAACTGACCCGTATGACAGAGGGGGAACTACTCGCGTACGCGAAGGGTACATTTTTCGATGCAAGGAATGTGGAAGATATTTTTTCAACCGCAAACAATGGGAACATCACAAATGCCAAAAGAAAGGATGAGGAGAGAACATGGAGTGTCCAAAGTGCGGAAGCTTGAAGTCTCGCGTGTACGAGACGGTGACCAAGC